AAAATGGAATGAGTTTAAAAAGCAAATTTCAAAATAAAAAAATCTAAAGCCTATTTTAAATCTGAAAGGCGGGCGTCAACGCTCCAAGCAGATTCCCGCAACTTTAATTTAGGCATAAAAAAATAAGGCGATTATTTTAATTAATAATCGCCTTATTTTTATTTTATTTTTTAATCTTTATAATCTAATGTAAAAGGTATCCACATATTAGGATTGTAATTTATTTCATAATGATATTTGCTAACTTCACTTCCTGATATATCTTCTACTGTATAAGTTACATTATCTGATAAACCAATAAAGTGTTTTTTATAGTAAGTTTTCTTTGTCTTACTATCTTGTAGTTCTACAATAATTTCTAATTGATTATCTTCTGTATCAGCCTCAATATTCATTCTACCTTCAATTGAAAATAATGTATCACCTTTTATACAATTAATAACTGTAACTCTTCTGTATACATTAAAATTCTGTGCTTCTTCAGTAATATTATTATTAACTCTTTCAGCTTCATTACAGCCTCCTATTAGACAAGCTACTAGGATAAGACTTGTAATGAGAGCAATCATTTTACTTGTTTTCTTTCCCATTTATTCAACCTCCGCATATCTCTTACTCATTAATTTATCTAACATTAAATCGTATCCGGTTACGCCCTTGATAACCTGTTCAAAAACAACAGGAGAACAACCACTAACAAATGAAACATCTGGACCTTTATCTAAGATAGTATCGTTTGATGCGTTTACATTCCAATATACAAGTTTTGGACATTTCAATCCACACATCTCCCAATCTTTTCTAATCTTTTCCATTTCAGTTGCTGCATCATCAACTGTCCATTTTTTAGTTGAGCCATAGCACCAGTTTGGACCTGTTCCTGAATCAATCTGCATATCTGAAATAATCACAATTGTTTCTGGTATATCTTCCGCTTTTGTTGAAGGGTTTAAAGCAATTTTCTTTAATAAATCAAAAGTTGCATTGATGTTTGTGTTTTCACATAAATTTGTCATATAACATCTTTTTACTTTATCAACAAAATCTACACCCTTAAATTCAACTAACTGTGGTTTACTAGAAAAACTAATATAGTTATTTTTAAATGGTCCATTATTTCTTTCTGCTGTGTACATTCCTAATGAAATAGCTACATCAATAGGTGCAACACTATTTCTGCCACTCCATGTCATTGAACCTGATGTATCTACTACACATAAGATATTACTCTTATCTCCATTGAAATAATCTGGTAAATTATCCCAATATTTTTCAACCATAGCAATACCAGTTTCATCATCACTATAAGTTTTTCTCGCCTTGTTTACTACTTCATATGGATATAAAGTTTGAGCGTTTACTTTTGTCTTTTTATCTTTTGCAAAAGTTTCATACTTTTTAGCAATAATATCACGTCTAGCAAAAGCGTTCTTATAAATTAATCCAGCTTTTGATGGAATCTTATCGAACTCAATTTTATCCCATTCATTCGCTGACATTAATCTTTCAAGGACATTAATTTTCTTTCTTAATGCGGAAAGAGTTAATCTATACTGTCTATGAGTCATACCTAAATATCTTCTAATAACACCTGCTGCCTTCTTTGTTTCTTTTGATGAAGCATTTTCTGAAGGAAGCCACTTTGCTAATAATGAAGGAGTTTTACACTGAACATCAAGAGCTAACTGCTTTTTAATAAAATATAGTGCATCTTCTTCAATAGGAGTTCCAATTGTTGAATAAAAAACATCATCCCATCTGCGGTAAGTAGGAATTAATTCTAAATTTCTTTTTGCTACTTCTGGCTTTTCTTTTGCTAACCAATTAAAACAAACTCTGAAAAATCTTCTTTCTCCCTGTCCGCCTCTGCAATCTGCAAGGTAGAATAAACATTTTAATGCTAAAGATTCATTTTCTTCTAATGCATTTTTAAATAATAAAATACAATGATTTTCTGTTCTTTGGCGATAAGCTCCGCCTAACGCAAATAAATCATAAACATAAGAACAAGTAGTTTTATGAGCTAATGCTCCATTTTCTGTTCTTGTAAAATTTGTTTCATTTTTTAAGCCGTTTAAAAAACTATTCATTATCAATTCTCCTTTTTTCATAGAACGGTTATTTTCATAACCTTTTATTTTTTACTTTCTATATATATTATATAATAAAATTTTATAATTTTCAAATAAAGAGGTAGGTGAGATTCGAACTCACACCAATTAAGGCACACGGTGTTGCAGACCGGGACGTTAGCCATTTCGCTACTACCTCAAAAAATAAAAGGCTATATATAAATTATACAGCCTTTGTCATAAGTACGCCCTAACATTTTTAGAATTTTCAAAGAGCAAAAATGTTATTCCTTACTTACTTTCGGTAAGTACATTAAAAATGTTATTATTAAATAAAATTTTTTATACTTATTTGCTGTTGGCTCTTTTCTCTTTTTATATATAAAAACTCTATAAGAGTTTTATAATCTTAGCTTGTGGCTATTTTCCGAACACCACAAGCCTTTATGGAAAGGGGTTTGATAATGGGAACTAGACAAGTAGATTGTTTTTATGTCTCTCGATAATTGCAAAAACTTTTACCACAAAAACTCATTATCTCAAACGAGGTCATCTTCTATTTATAGAAAAATTTACTGTACATCATATTTACTTACTTGTTCGTAATATATAATTTGTAATTTTGCTGTTTCTTGTCTAAATATATACCCTATTAAATTTTTATTTATTAATTAATTCATTCATTCATTCAAGACATAATGTATGATTTGCACGGATTCGAACCGCTATGTAAGATTAAAATTCTTAAGTTTTACCAATTAAACTATTAAATCTACAAAAAATAATTTGCTGTATATGTCTTTAAAAATGTGAAGCTTGAGGTCAGATTCGAACTGACGTGGAATTTCTTCGACGGCTTACAAGACCGTTGCACTCAACCACTATGCGACTCAAGCATAAAGAGTAAAAATTTACTCTTTTTATTTCTTAAACTATTTACATAAGTCAACTAAAGTTGTTCCTCGTTACAACTTGGATATACCACTTTTTCCAAAGTAGGGTGGGCTCTGTAACCACCACTGATACTTGAACTACAGATACATTACTCTTCTTGGTCTGCTATTATAGGATTTAAAAGTATCATTGCCACAGCCACGACTTCTTTCAACCTAAAACTCCAAGTCCTTCTCCCAGAAATAAAGTTCTGAAAGTCTTCCCAGAGCGTCCGCTGTGCTATCCTTCTCACGCTTTAGTTCATCTTCTTACCTATGATTCCTTATATCTCCACCGAGTTTCATGCCCTAAGCCATTTCAGACTCGTCCAATCATAGTGCCTTACCCCGTTCAAGAGCATTCAGCCATAAAGTTTAAGTTTTGTATTTCTTTATTAAAAGTTAGCTAGACTTTCAATAGGCTAATACTGCCTTAATGGAGGATATGGGAATCGAACCCATCTGTTTTCTTGCTTGCAAGGCAAGTGACCACCCCCATGCAGTCCCATCCCCCTAAGGTTGTATGCCTTTCGCTAATGGCATACTAAGCGGATTCGTTTTACCGTTTAGTCTTATCACTACAAGACATTAAGTTAGGTATCCTCGACGACCTATCTCTTTATTACTTAGTTCTTTTTTTCTTCTTATCTTTTAATTTACCATCTGCAATGGCTTTTTCTCTTTTCTGCTTGGCGGCAACCATAGCGGTTTCCGCTTCACGCTTTTCTTTTACTAAATCTTCGACACTTAATGTTTTTACATTGCGGATTAAGTTATTTGCAATTTTGTCTGCCTTAACTCTTTCAGCTCTTGATTTCGCATTATGAATATCAAGATTGTTTGAACCAAAATGTGTCCATCCTTTTGTAATTCTTTTTTCACTCATAATATCAATTCCTTTCCTAAAAATTAAATATTTTATTTTATTTACAATATATTAGACCTTCGCCTTACCAGACAATATCGCCGCAATGAATTCAGTCACAGATAACAGAAGTCTGAGTATTAGGAGCAGCTCACGCATACTCTTCAGGTAGCGAACCTTAACTTCTTCTGTTGTTTAATAAAAAACTTAAAATCTAACGGGATTGGTTACCCGCAACTTTCACCTATTATTCAGAATTAAATCGTTATTCTACCTCAATTTATCGTTGATTTAGGCTACTTGTTCAGTAAACTGATCTTATAGTAAATTTCTTTACAATCAACAACGATATGATATGACTTAATTAGATTTTCCATACTTATACAATTCCTCATAGTTTTCTACGCTATGGGCATCTGGATTAAGCGTTCAAGTTGAACTCTCTATTGTGCCATCGACCAGAACCTAACCTTTTACTTGCAATATTATCTAGCACATTCTCTTAATCTTGAAAAAATTTATTTCTAGTATTTATACTTCACAATATAAATAAAGCACATTTTATAAACTATCGCATATAAACAATACTCATTCTACGAGAACTCTTAGCACGGTAACATCCGCTCTTCACTAAGATAATAAATTATAAATAAAATAAAATATTTAATTTTCAATGTCCTTTATAATTATATCAAAAAATTTTTTAAATGTCAAAACTTTTTTATTTTTACATTTTTCTTTTGATTTATTATATAAATATTATAACAAAAATTTTTAATATTGTCAAAATATTTATTCATTTATAATATTATAAATCACTAAATATTTTTTATCTTATGTATATATTATATAATAATTTTTTATAATTTTCAAACAATACTCCCAGTAGGACTCAAACCTACATAGCCGCCTTAGAAGGACGGTGTTCTCTTCTGTTAAACTATAGGAGTAAAAAAACTTTTGAATTAAATAAAGTTCATATTTTTAAAATGATTTATTCTGATATAATAATTAAAATAACTTATTTAATTCAAAAGCAAATGTTTCTTAAAGGATTCGAACCTTTATTACAACATTCGTAGTGTTGCGTGCTGTCCTTTACACCAAAGAAACATTATAATTCAAAATGCACGTTTTTTAGAGACTGTTGGGTTCGAACCAACACCTTTTCTTTTGATGAGAAATTAAATAACAAAACTTTGCTGTTTGCAATACGTGCCAATTTGCCTTATTTAAGTGCTCCCAATTACACCAAGTCTCAACGCCCATACGGAGAATTGAACTCCGGTCTCATGCGTGACAGGCATGCGTCATAACCACTAGACCATACGGACAAAATTACTAGACGAATTTTTCCTTAGCAAGAAACCATAAAAAACTGAAGCTAAAAATATTTGCTGTATTCGTCTATATGAAAGTACAGAATTGATGCAGGCACCGCTTCTGCTGAAAGTCATTGCTTTCGAGTGAACAGCCCTAACAGGATTCGAACCTGTAGTCGTGGGATCAAAACCCACTGCCTTACCGTTTGGCGATAGGGCTAAAAATTTTTCAAACATTTTCAAAGAAGTGCTTTAAATTATCTTCTTCATTCATCGACTTAGCAAGTTTTTTATTCTTCACAGAACTTGTTCAACAAGCAATGTTTGAAAAGTGTGCGTGAGAGGATTCGAACCTCCGATGGGACTAGCCCGCTTGATTAAAAGTCAAGTGCCCTACCACTAGGCGACACGCACATATATTAAAGAGAACACGGCTTCAAAACTCTTTTATAGTTATTTTTTGACTAAGGTTATAAGAATTACCCATTATCATATTTTCACTATTTAACTTTCTTATATTATCTTATCATCGTGTTTTTTAGGGTGAAGTAAGAGAATTGAACTCTTATCTCAAGATTCACAATCTTGCGTGTTTACCGTTACACTAACAACACCATTATATTATAATATTTAAAAATCAGTGGTGGAGTCTTACTCTTTTTAAATATTATAGTTTTTAAATTATAAGAAAAATGCGGCTGTGGATTAAGTACTATTTACACCAAGACTTTTAACACTTAAAGGCTTAATCCCCTTACCTTTTCTTTGATGTCTTATTACCTAACATTTTTAATACTCAAAGCAAATATTAAAAATATATTTTTCTATAATTATTATTCAAAAATAAAGTAATTATTTAATGAAAATGCTTACTGAATTTACTATTTATGTAATTTTCTACAAAAGTTATCATATGAATTATTAATTGAATTTCCCATAATAAGCAATCTTGAAATATAACATCTGATGGTTTTGCAAATCTAAATCCATCTCCATATTTTGAAGCATATTCCATTGTTCCGTCTTTACAATGAATAACAATAGCAATAATTGCTCCAATTATATGAATACTCATTAAAATTACTAACATGTTCATCTCCTTAAAATCCAAATAAAACAGTAATTTATAATCAACTTTCTGTTTTTTCTATGATAATAAGCAACATCTATTACAAGACAATTGCACTATCATTTTGCTATATTAGCATTTTTTTCAGTCGGCAACTATTGTTCGCAAATGAACTTTTCTCTATGATGTTTGACTTCTTGCGACATGTTAAGTCGCCAACTGAATTACAAATTTAGTATTGATATAAATACCAACTCTAATAAAAATCTCTTACGATTTTTTGTTCAAGTCTGGGAAGTAGGATTTGAACCTACAACTTCCGCATCCCAAGTGCGGCGGTCTACCAAATTGACCTATACCCAGATATACAAGAGGAGTTAATTAGCTTTTTAAAATCCTCAATTTTATGCTCTATTAAAAAAATAATTTTGCTGTAATCCTCTTTAAATAGTGCGTCTAAGAATCGAACTTAGATATTTTCCTTATCAGAGAAAACGTTTAACCATTAGCGTAACGCACTTCATTCAAGACACTTTAAAAACTTTTCGCATTAACCGTTATGCTATTAATCAAATAAATGGCTGATTAAATTGGATTTGAACCAATAATATAAAGTTGGAAACTTCATTTGCTGTTTGTGTCTTTTTATTATTTATTTATTTTATAAATATATTATATAATAATTTTTTATAAATTTCAAATTATTATATTAGCGGAGCTTACAGGATTCGAACCTGTACTACTGTTACATAGGATAGGTTAGCAACCTACTGCGATACCATTACGCCAAAACTCCAAAAAGTGGATAGAGATGGATTCGAACCACCGACGCTTAGGGCTTCAACCTAACGCTCTTCCTACTGAGCTATCTATCCATAAGATGGCTGTAAAGGGATAGCCATCTGCCTCACTGATTTTGCCCCTTAATTGTTCAGATGTTGGACTTAAACTTTGACAACGATAATCATTTCCCTTCTGACTACCGTCAAAATACCGATGATGGGATTCGAACCCACAAGTTATTCACCAACAGATTCTAAGTCTGCCTCCTGTTCCAACTCGGATACATCGGTATAATTACCTATATTAGCTCCACTATTGCCTTTTTGAATAGAATGACAATTAGGACATAAAATTTGAAGATTATTAAAATTATTATCAAAATGATTTCCATTTTTATGATGTAATTCTAATGGTAATTTAACACCTTGCCAATATGAAATACCACAAATTTCACATTTGTCATCTTTTATTCCATCTCTTATTAATTTTATTTTTAATCTATGAGAGCTAACATAATCATTTTGAATATACTCTTTGGCTGTTTTATATTTTACATCTGTTTTTTTACCTTTTAAACCTTGATTACCAGCATATTCAATGTTCATTTTTTTTAAATAAGAATTTAATGTTTCTGGTTTACATTTTAATTCTCTACACATATAAGCTTTTGATTGATTTTCTTCAATCCATTTTAAAATATCATTTTTTCTTTCTAAAATATCTGCTCTTTTTAACATATATAATACCTACCTTGTTTTTGATATTATATATTAAAATTATTTAGAATACATTATTTAACTTTGACAGACATGTCTACCAGTTCCATCATATCCCCATAAAATGGGCGAAGAGGGAATCGCACCCACTCGGGACTAACGCCTCCGGTTTTACAGACCGGTGTGTCTACTTTATCACGCTACTCGCCCTTTTATATATAATCAAATTTATCAAACATTGGAGCAAAAGTCTTAACATGATTATGAGTTAAAATACCCATTAAAGTTTCTTTATCATTTTCTTCAACAATAAAGATTCTTGCTGTATCAGTAGTAACTGATTGTCTACCTTTTGGTTCTGTTAATCTTTTTGCACAATCTTCAACTTTCTTTATATCTGCTGTATTAATTTCCATTCTTCCTTTACTACTAACAATAGTAAAAATAGGTTTATTATTTTTAATTTTTGGTTTTGTATCAATAATTTTACCACACCAATTCATATGATATTCCTCATGCATATCTGTTATTATTAAGTGTGTTTTTACTAAAACTTCCGCCATTTTTTTACCCCTTAAAAGAATTGAAAAAATTCATTATATCATTACTTACTTCTCTTGTTTCAATATTTTCACTCCTTGGAGCAGGTTTAGATTGATAATAAGGATGTTGTTCTTTCCAACAACTTAAAAAATGTTTTGTCAATTTATCTTCTGTTTTAAATTTTTTATTACAAGTTGGACAAATATACATTTTAAATACTCCTTATTTTTCTAATAGCCTAGTTTCTTTTGATAAGAGAAACCCCACGGCTTAACCAAGAACTTGATAATTTTAAGAGTGTCTATATCATATTACTCTTGTTGCACAACTATTTTGGTTTTCCTAAAGACAGTTTCCTTGCTCTCCCAATGCATTTATATACCGAGCTAGGATGGACGCGGTTTGAGCTCTTCGGACGTTACTATTTTATTATAGTGAGTTCTCCAACGACAAACTGCTCCTCACTATAATAGGAGCGGAGGGAATCGAACCCTCAAGACTCTAAGTCACAGGAGCTTAAATCCTGCGTGTTTGCCAATTTCACCACGCTCCCTTTTTTTATTTATTTTTCTATATTTCTTAATTCTCTCTTTAATGCTCTAAGAGCCCCCGGAGCTTTTATGTTTTTCCCATTCTGTTCCATTGTTGCAATTCTGTTTTTCATTAATGCAATTTTCTGTTCTTTATTCATATTTTTATTTTTCCTTTCCTTAACTTTCTATATATATTATATAATAATTTTTTAAAATTATCAAATTATTTTTATATATTTAAGAGTTATGCTGATATGCTTACACCACATGACCTACTCATAGAAAAATATATCTTTTGTTTTTAAAGTACAAAAGATTAAAAACTTATAATTAAAATCAAAACTTCTTATAATCTAAATTCTTAATTATAAGAATAAAGTTTTATTTTAAAATGGCGGGGACGGGATTCGAACCCGTGTTCACAGCTTATGAGGCTGGGCTGGAGCCTCTCCAGTCTACTCCGCTAATCATCCCTACGGGACTCGAACCCGTATTGCCGCCGTGAAAGAGCGATGTCCTATTCCTGTTAGACGAAGGGACGTTACCCGCATTTTTAATAAGGAATACGGAAACCTTTTTAAGAGAGGTTTTATATTTTTGATAAATTGAATTTTACAATCTATCTTTTTTATTACATATATATTATATAATAAAATTTTAAAATTATCAAATTATTTTTTTTAATTTGAAAAGTTGCTAAGGAAATCGAATCCTCGTTACCAAAGTCTTATGTTTAAAACTGCTTTGGTAACTCTACCAAGAACAACTATTTTTTAAGCGGAGGGGGAGGGACTCGAACCCTCAGTGGACTTTCGCCCATCACTGGTTTTCAAGACCAGCCCAGTACCAATTGTGGCACCCCTCCAAGATTACGCCGGTGAGAAATCGCATCTCACACCTTTCCTCTATCTAGGTCTGTTCACTTTACACTACGGCGTGAATATGTTGCCCCGTCGGACTAGGCGTACGCTTTGCAAAATTGCCACCCACTTTGCAGTATACTTAATCAGCTATGCGTTTTTACCCCTTTCAAACTACTGAGCAGTTGCTAACCGCCCAGATAGGACTCGAACCTACATCTCAAAGCCTTCTCATATACTCTTTTGACTCGTCCTACTTGGTACCACTTCGGCAAGTCTTGGCTTAGCTCCGGCGGCAGGGTTCGAACCTGCGAAATCCTGATTAACAGTCAGGCGTTGTACCACTCGACTACACCGGATTATGTGGCACTATTTGCTCTCAACCTGTGCCAAAGGTCAATTTTGTTACTTTTTCTGAATGGGTTAGAACAGATTTATTATTTTCGCAGTATCCCATCAATTTGTCCCTACAGTTTTTCTTCTGCGGTCTGAGTTTCATCAGGTAGTCAGACGCCCCTAGGACCTAAGCCCTACCCTTATTCTATATTTTAATAGGCGTTACCGTGGGTTCCGGTTCCTATCTAAAGGTGGTAGAGGATTCCATCAAGGAAAACTGGACTTCTACTTCTTATTTGTTTTCTTTTTACCAAAAATTTTTACAATATCGAATAACCATAAACGATATTTTAAATTGAATAACTGACAGGTCTATCTATTCAATTCTTTAAGTACCCAAGACATTTCCTGCTGTCTGTACTTTGGTTTTCCCTTTGTTTCATAAGTTGCAACTCGTCTACTATAAAACCCGATGTGACTTTAAAGGAACGGGACTCCATTTTTTCCATGCATCTCTTATGACTTTTGATTAGGTATCTCACAATCACTTAGTTTAGCGTGTTATTAAGCAACCACGGCGTTCTTGAAGAGGAATCGAACCTCCGTCTTGCAGTTATTGCTGCACGTTCTTCCAATTAGACTATCAAGAATATTTCTTACCAAAAAGTAATTACTTTTTATATCTTATATAAGTATTATATCATAATTTTTTTAAAAAATCAATTTATAACTTTTACCCAAAGTTTTTTAAATTTCTTTTTCTTATTTATTATACATATATTATATAATAAATTTTTATAAAAATCAAATGTTATTCATTTACATAAATAAGTAATTCTCCTGTGCCTGCATCTGTATATATCGCACCTTCGCTTTCATGATTATCCAATGCTAACTCTGCAATATGCCAAGGTACATCAAATATATCACCTTTATATAGTTCAGTCTCTTCTTCTGATGCATAATCATAAGTTAATACTTTAATATCTATATCAGAGCCTATATACTTTAATAAATCAACTAATTTCATTTTAATACCTCATATTCTTCTTTAGAAATTTCTTCCCAATAAGTGTTTTCAATAGTGTCATTACGAAAATATTCTAAATCTTCTTCATTGTACTCATTTTCATTATCCCATCCTGTGACAAGATATTCAAAACTATCAGCTTGACCTATAGCAAGTTCTTCTGCATAATCTGCTAATTCTTTTTCAGTTACTTCATCACCAAAAGCAACATATTCTTCAAAATCAGTTCCACAATATGGAGTGCTACCTTTAAATACATAATATTTCATTTCTTATCAACTCTCTTTCTTTTATATAAATATTATATCAAAAAATTTTAAAATTATCAATTAATCTTGTGTAATTTCATTTAAAGTTTTCATTTGATGATAACCATAATGAGTAAGTAACTCAATAATATTTTTAGCTCCCACAGGATTCATAGAATGAACTGCAAAGCCATTAATAGAAATTTGATTTTCTACAATAAATTTAGCTACATCATATCCAGTTTTATTTAAGCCTAAATCATGGTCAAAACTTAAATAAATCTTAGCATCAATTGGTCTATATTTTGTTAAATAATCTATTACTGATTGATAAGTTCTCAAAATTATAAAATTAATTCCCCAATTCTTGAAATATCTTTTATAATTATCTGGAATATTTCTTTCATCATCTAAATAGATAAATAATTTTTTCATTATCTTAATACCTTTCTTTTATCTTATATAAATATTATATTATATTTTTTATAAAAAATAAAAAAGAAGAGCATAAACTCTTCTTTTTATTTATTTTCCCAAATATAACCACCATTTAGTTTTTGAAATATTTAGTTTCTTGGTCTTTAATTTTTTAATTTTCTTATTATTATTTACATAAATATCCATTTGTTTTTTAACTAAATCATTAGATTTTAAGTCTGGATATAATTGAACTAAAGTAATAAGACTTTCTTTATTAGCAGTTTTAATCATTATTTTTTCTTCTTGAGTCATATATTCTTTTACCAAGACATCAATAGCAGTTTCAATTTTTTCATTTTCTTGCTCATAAACAGCTATTTTTTCATCAATAACTTTTCCTTCTGCTATATCATCCATCATGCATATTCCTACTATTATACATATTATAAGAAATATACTACATACAAAACTTAAAAAACTACCAACTGGTATATCAACAAAATAATTAATAATCAATCCTATTGCTATTAATGCAATAAGGATAATACAAAAAACAATTAACATATTATTCTCCCCTTTTCATTATTAAATTTTAAAAACACCGGTAGATGGAGTCGAACCACTTACACCACAGGTTTTGGAGACCTGCTCTAGCCCGGCTAGGATTTAGGTTCTACCGGTAAATGCGGAAATACCCATTCCCGCATATTTTATTATTATTCTATCCCAAAATAATATCTACCTTACCAGTTGCAATATATGTCGACTGTACCATATGCACAGCCAGTATCATATACTTTCGCTGGTCCAAGAGAAGTCATAAATTTAGAATACTTACTCTTAAAACTATAATTACAAGATACAACGATGTAGCCATCTTTATCTCGTATAGTTCCATCATTTGCTACATGACGACCTGGGATTTTCAAACCGCCACCCGGCAAAATGCGTTGAGAATAATATGTTTCTCTTTGACCATTATAATTTTTAACTCCCATTGATGGTGTTAAAGGATTTGAAGTAATATGGTATCTGCCATTATATTGCAATTCTATACCCTGAAAGGAAGGAATTGGTTTATATATTTTAATTTTAATTACTTTTCTAAATCCGCCATCTTTAGACATAACAATTATTTTTCCTTTTCCTGCTTTTTTTGCAGTAATTGTTTTGCCTTTTACAGTTAAGATTTTTTTGCTCTTGTTTATAATTCTAATTTTTTTACAAGTTGCATTTGTAGGTTTAATTTTATTTACTTTCACCTTTTGCTTATCTCCAACTGTCATTGTCTTTTTACACTTTACTTTCATTTTTTTGACCTTAACAGTAGGTTTTTCTGTTGTGGTCTCATATTCAATTTTACTTGTTGTCATTGTTGCTATATCTGCTGCATCTACTGTTACTTTATCTTCTTTTAAAAATGTATACATTACAATAGTAAGAATTATAGTAATAATAATTGCTGATATATTAAGCATTAATTTTTTCATTTCTTTTCTTTCTCCTTTTCTTAATGCGGATGCTCGGTTAATGTATCTTTAAACGAGACCTCCGCCTATTCAAAAGAACGACAGAAAATAATTATGCCAAAATTATTCTCTTATGCAATCAAGATTCCCAAGTTGCCAGTTCGGAAATTCTCTTTATCATGTGCCAATATGATATTGCTCGCTCTTACTTCAATAAGATATTGAAGATTTGCAAAGACTATAATCTTATTTGCTACTTAAGATATTGATAATCTTCTTTACTGTCTTTATAAATGGGATAAAGTTTATAAGACTTTTAAAATATTCAGTTGTTTTTCGCCTATTGGCGAATACTCTTAGTAGGATTCGAACCTACAAAAAACAGTTTTTGAAACTGCCGCCTATGCCATTCGGCTATAAGAGTTCAATTAATAAACTTATTTTTATTTATCCAAACACAATGAGGTTCAAAAATAAGTAAAAACTATCCTGAATGGACCTACTAGGACTTGAACCTAGGGTCTTGGAGTTATGAGCTCCCTGCTTTAACCAACTAAGCTATAGGTCCATTTATTTTCTTATATTATATTTTTTATAATCTTTATTCAAATAATTTTCAAGAGTACCATAAAGTTTATGATTACCTATTTCTTCAATTGGAACTCCCCACATTTCAGCTAATATTTCTTCTTCATACCAACATTCTATTGCGTCTTTTTCAGTCCAATGACTAACATAATCATTTATGTTCCAAGAATCATAAATTTTTTTATAGGCTTTTCCTTTTGGTGGTAATTTATCTATATTTCTTCTTACTTTTTTATTAGCAAATCTCTTACTTTTTTTAGAGCTTCTCCCGCCATCTTTTATAATAGGATGTTTCTTATATGAGCGACTCATAATATCACCTCTTTCTATGTAAACAAGACACAAATAATGTGGCGAAAACAGGACTTGAACCTGTGACTTCCTATAGTGCGATATAGGTGCTCTACCATCTGAGCTATTCTGCCTATTATTTTGCTGTACGTGTCTTAAATTTATATAAAATTTTAACAAGCAACTTTTATATAAAATGTCCTTATATTAAAAAATTCTTTTTTCTTGCTATACTATTAATAGTATTTTTAAATTTTCTCATATCACTTTGTTTATCAAAATCCCAAAGTAATAATCCAGATTTTTCAATCCAAGTGACATTCGCATTAAAAGATAATAAATATTCTACAAAGTCTGCGGGTGATATGTCTAATATTCTACATGGAATCCACCAATTAGCTGAACCAGCAGAAAAATTTGAAGTATCTATACAATGCCATTTCCCCGTTGATGATTGCCATTCTTCCATTCTATAGATACTGCTCATTTTAGTTACCTCCTATTTAGCTAATCCTAATTTTGTAATTAATTCACTAACATTACGCTTTTCTTCTTCGGTTGGTTCTGCTACTGTTGAAGTAGTTGCTGACTGTAATGTATTCTGATTACTCTCAACTGCTCCTACTTTTGTTGCTCCTGGCAGAGCTGTATCTTCACCCTGTTCTACATTAGTTTTTGCACATGTCAAAGCTATTTTTATTTGTAGGTTTTCGCCATTTTCAGTTACAGGTATTCTAATTTCTTTTCCATTATTATATAAGAAAGAACCATCAAAAGTTTCTAATAACTTTTTAGTAATAAATTCTTTTGCTTCACTTCCTCTAGCTGCCATTATAATTTTCTCCTTTTTTTTATTTTCTATAAATATTATATAATATTTTTTTAAAAATATCAATCAATATTTATAAATTCAGATTTAGAGTTAATAGCATCCATCTCTTCATTTACAAGAACTAAATCATTTTCTTTTAAAGTTGAGGAAAGCTGGATATATGCATCACATAATCTGCATCTTCCGCCCCTTAAGCAAGACCTGCCGCATCCTAATCTTCTTTCTCCAAAAGTAGGTAATATATGATGACCTTCTACTTCTCCTTTAAAACCTATAATATATTGGTTAAGTGGTCCAACCCATTGCTTAGATTTAGAATAAATATTCTTATATGCCTCTTGTTGATTATCTTCTCCCCAAAATTCAAAAATGTCAACATAAGGCTCATAAATTTTAACGTCTTCCGCTCTTATAAAAAATGATTTTATATCATTGCCATGTAAAAATTTTCTTTGGCATATATTTGGAAACACTCTAACATTTATGCCATATGAGTGTAAAATTGGGGCAATATCTTCTAAATAAAAACATAAACCATCTGTAATAATTACATCCGAATATCCAGTTCTTATTGCGTTCCACATCTCTTCTTCGTCACTAATAAAATCTTCTACATAATAAGAGAAATCATTATCAAATAATAATTGTATTACTTCCGTTTTATCTGAATCAAACTTCTTTAATAAAAATGTATAATTAAATTCTGGATTTTCTTCTTCTAATTGTTTGAATAATTCAATTTTATTTTCTTCTAAAAAGTTAGAACATTCATCAATTTTAATAATAATTCTTTTATCTGAATATCTATTAAAAAATCCTAATAAATCTTCATATTTTTCATCTTTTAACTCTATAATAATTTCATCAAAAGACTTTAAATCTAAACTTCTGTTATATCTAACACTATATTTCATTATTTTCTCCTATGAGTAAAAGGTAGTATAGAATTTATACTACCTTTTACCAATATATTTTTATTTGTCAAACTATTCAGCTACTTCATCGGTTTCAACTTCAGCAATGGCATAACCCATTAAGCGTCTTGAACCAACTTTTACTTCTTCCTTTGTTGCCTTTTCAGCTCTTACTAACTGAGATAATCTAGCAACTACCTTTGCCTTTGTTACATCTTCAAAAGCATCCTGCTCCTGAATAATTTCTGTAATTTTATCAGCAGTCTGTCTTTCAGAAGTTAATACAGCCTCAATAGCATTTCTTAAGTCATCACCAATAGCCTTTGCCTTTTCAGCCCTTTCTCTAGCCTTTTCAGCTTTCTTAATAGTTGCGGCGATTTCCTTATCAATGAACTCAACCTGTGCTTCCTGCTCATCATAAGCGGCAGCTGCTAAAACTACTTCCTTAATTGCTTCTAACATTTCTTTTCTTGTTACTTTCTTTTCTGTGTTTGCCATAATACATTTCTCCTTTTCTTTAACTATATTTCTTTCTTTATCTTATATAAATATTATACTAAAAATTTTTATAAAATTCAAGCTGACTTTTTAATGCCTTAAAATCTTCCCATTACTTCTTCCTGTATTAAGTCAGCCTCGGCATCTGATAATTCTTCTAATGACAGCCCAAACTTTCTTAAAACTGGGTCTATATCTGCATTAGAGAGCGTTCCCGCATTTTTCTTTCTTCTAAATTCAGCTATTGCACCTTTGATAGCCTTTTCTCTTTCTGAATCAAAAACTCCTTCTTTATCCATTGCATATAAATCAAATCCCATTCCCATTCCAAACATATTTTTTATCTCCTTATTTTAATATCTTAATTTAATAAAATGTTCCCAATCAGTTGGTTTATCTAAATGATAATCTCCTTCTACATTACAAAAATCTTCTCTGCTATAGATTGAATCTCTTGTTTCATTAGTCCAAACATCAATATATTCTACAATAAAATAATTTAAAGCATCTAAAAGATGACTAAGATTAAAATGATGTGAGTAAGTAAGAGTACAATCCGCCCACTTTCTAGACTTTTTATCTATCATTCTAATTTTTACTGTTAAGATACCGCCACTCCCATCTTTAAAAGAACAGTAACTATCTTTTATTTGGCGGATTTCAAATCTGCCTTTCCATAAATCATCTTCTCTGATAGTCTGGTTTACTTTTTTAATATCTCGATTCATTTTTCTTTGGAGTTTCTTTTTGTATTTATATATCATAAACAACACTCCCTTTCTTTATCTTATATAAATATTATATAATATTTTTTATAAAAAAACAAAAAGGACTTTTATGATGCCATAAAAGTCCTGCATATTATGCTTCTTTTAATTCTTCTCTCACTCTCATTAAAATTTTACCAAGTTTATTTTCTTTTGGCTTTTGCAAACATCTTGGACAAGTACAAGAACCCCAGTAGTTATCATGCCAATAGTTACCTTCTACTAACTGTTCATCCTCTGTTGCTAATAATTTAGCCTGCATCCTTTTGTTTTTAAACTTATTTGAAACAATTTCATACATTACTTCCTCTTTTATTTCATCCCAATTGCTTTTTATCTCTATTCTTCTTCCCATTCGTTTTGCGTCATCTGGAGTGTCTGCCTTTTTAATTGCTTCTCTCTGTATTGGGTTACTTGTTTTTGCAGCCTGATATGCATGTTCAGAAGTAGGATATTTTACATTATGATATTCTGTCTGACACGCATAAAAATTTGATAAAAAACTATATTTTCCTTCAAAAGATGTAATCATTATACCCAATTCCTCCTATCTTTTTCAAATTTTTCTTTCTTTTCTCTTTTTAAATTGCGGCGTGCTGGCTTCCCGCCTTTTAATGCCTTATATTGTTTACATTTTTGACACGCTTTACGAAAAGTTCCTTCGTGACCTAAGTCACAACATCCTTCATATTTGTAGTGTATACAAGTAATTTCTCTATCTTTTGCCATAATTATCTCCCCTTTCTTTAAGAGTTGAAGTCGCTGTAATCAAAAATAATAGGTGCTCCGTTATTATATCCTATATTTGCTTCATGTAAATCATAAATACAATTATCTGTAATAAAATCAATTAATTTTTCTAATATATCACCGCCATAATAAAGGCAAACGCCTCTTAACCAGTTTTCTGCTATATTGAAAAAGTTCTTTTTTTCACAAATAGTGCCAGTTTTTTTATTAATCTCTTTAGAGTCATAAGTTTCATCATCTGCATTTGTATATTCTACATATTCTTGTTTGTAAATAGGATATTTATTTACTGTTCCAATAAATTCAGTTTTAGCAAAAAGAAAAGATAAACCTTCTTTTTCAGCAATTTTATAATTTTCAACTTCTTTTTCACAATAATCCCATCCATTATCAGTATCACTTCCACTAAAGCGTTCAAATATTAATTTATCATAATCTTCTGATTCAGTATCATAAATATAATGATATTCTCCTTGAAATGGGATTTTAATAACCGTTGTGTTCTTCTCTTTTGAATCCCAGAATATAAATACTAATTTACTAGCTCCACAATAATGTTCATAATCTATTCCTTTAGGAATGTTCAGTTTTTCAAATATTTTTTCATTTATATAACACATTTCACCTTGTTCATCAAGTCCTATATCTGTAAAATCACAATCTTGAAAAATCTTTAAGAAATCATTATTAGTCATAAATAAAAACGCCTTTCTTTTTTATTTTATAATAATATTATAACAAATTTTTATAAAAAATTAAAGAAGTAGAAAATATTCTACTTCTTTAATTATAAAATTGAAATATTAATAAATAGAATCTGAGTTAAGACTAACATATCCGTGCAAACACTCTATTGCAGTAGCAGTGCGTATACAAATTTCTACATAAGCATAATATGATTTAGTATCTTCAGATGGAACAATAAACTCAATTGCACAATCAAACTGTTTATCTTGAGGGTCAAAAATAATATAGTCCTCATTTCTTTTCATCTGATGATATTTAGGTTTTTTACTAAGTCTTATTCTGTCAGTAATGATTATGTTGTCAGGAAAATAACCATTTTCATCATAAAAATCCATAAGTTTTTGAGTACGTGTATTTACTGAGTGTCCATTCTCGATATCATAACCCTCCTTTTGAGTTGCAGAAGGGTCTGGTATATGTGGGTCAAAATTATCTGATTTTTTAAGTTCTTCTATTTCGACTTCATCATCTGACCAAGAATCATCATTGTAAAAAAATCATTGCTTTCGCTTCCTCCTTTATCCTGCATTAAAGCCATCAAAAGTAAAGGATTACTCATATCAAAGGCGGAAGCTCCCTGATTTTCTCCATTAGTCTGGTTCATTAAAAACATCATCGGAATAAGATTCTCCTTTAAACCGCCATCGCCGCACATTAACATAAGAGGCATAAGATTACCAAATGGATTATTTTCAGATGCAGTATTTCCTGTAAAGTCAATCATTGATACTACTTTTGTTACAAAATCAAATCCAAACATAGATTTTGTAGGAAGGATTGTTTTCTTTTCACCTGCCGCAACATCAGTAACCTGAATACCATCTTCTATTGATGTTACGAATACTGGCACACCATTATGCATAATAATATCACCCTTTTTAATATCTTTAATAGCACAAGGCATTTTAAAAATCATACCTTTAGCATCTATATCAATTAAATCTACATTTACAATTTCATCTTCATTAGCATCATATGATACCATTTCGCCTACTTTATTTTTAATAGCGATACCTAAATGACTTAAATGTCCGTCTTTAATTGCTCCAAAATCAAAATTTTTAAAAATATTCTTCATTATCTAATACCTCTTTTCTTTATATCTTTTATAAATATATTATATAATATTTTTTATTAAAATTCAATAAAATACTATCTTTCTAAAATTTTTAATATAAGTTCTGCACATTTATGACAAAGTTGTGCGTCTTTACTATTATATTTATTATTATGTTTATTTAGACCGTACCCATTCATACTAAGGTGAACATAATCGCCTTTTGAAAGCTCAGTTTCGCATCTATCACAAAATCTTTTAATCATTATCTTCACTCCTCCAATCAATACGTATCTGCTCTGGACCCATTATAGTAACTTTAAAACCATTATTTCTTAGCTCTTTTGCAAACCTATCAATAAATTTAGGTGGCATGCTAAATTCATCTGCTAAACGTCCATATTTAGCAGTCTCTATTAAAATATTATTAGCATCTTTTAAAAATTCATAATAATCTCTATCATTTTCAATAGCAACTATTCTTCTTAATTCTTTTGCTGTAACTAAAATTGGTTCTTCTTGTTCTAATGTAGATATAATGCTCATTCTTACTTCTCCTTTTTATCTTATTTCCAAGAAATTTCAAACAGACTAAAACAAGGACTCTCTTCTACTTTATATCCCATTTCTTCTAGCTGTGGTATTATATCTTTTCTGAAAAGAGGAGGTATTGTAATAGTTATCATAGAATTTCCTGAAGTCGCCGCCTTTTTAAATTCAAGATTTAATAATCGAACTAATTCTTTATACCCTTCTTCATAAGATTCTTTAGTTAAAGCTTTTAATTCTTCCGGCTGCATTAATTTTTCTTTTGCTGTTTCAGACATTTTATATTTCATAATTAAATCTCCTTTATAATACATCTTGAAAGCTGAGTTGTCTTTACTCCTCTAAATTCTTCAAATTTTTTCACTGTTCCAGTTAAATCAACAACAGACCCTTTATCTAAAAATAATTCTTTCTGAGTAAACCACACCAAGCAATCTTCGCCATGATAAAAAGTATGGATATAAGTATAACCATAATTACCATTAAAACCACGAGTTGAATGATATACTACTGTTAAATTGCGGAGACGCTCACCTATTTCTCCTACATACTCAGATAAAGATGGACCTGCGACTTCCGCAAATTTTTTATCAATAATCTGTTTTGATTTTTCAAAAAAGCAAGCCTCTTCACATTCTTCATCCCAACCATAAATTTCATTAAAAGTAATTGGAATTAATGTAAAATCTTCAGATAATTCAATTTTATTTGGAATATGCCACTTTAATATTGGATTATATTTAGCTCCTTGTTCTTTTAACCAGTCTTTAATAGCGTATGTATCTTCTCCATATATACAATAAGTTACTCCATCTGTATTAAATCCATGTTTTTCTAACCATTCTGCTTTAGTCATATTGTATCAACTCCTTTTAATACTTACTCTTTTTATATCTTTATAAATATATTATATAATAATTTTTATATAAAATAAAAGATGAAGAGTTATTCTTCATCTTTTTTCTCATAAATACTTATTTCTATTTTTACTATAATAAATTCACAAATTAATATCACAGCTATAAAAATTAAAACACCTATAAAAAATGGTATACTAAATAAAGCGGCAAACATAAGACCACCTAATATAGTAACTAGAATTGTTATTATTGTTAAAAGTAAGTAAATTAAAATCTTCTTAAAAGGATGCATTTTATACACCCCCTAAAAACACTATAGCTAAACTACATGCTGCATAAAGACAGGCAACCGCCGCCTTACCTTTATTACTTAGTCTATTGATTAAAGTATAAGCTGTACTAGATGATAAAGGTAACATTGCTAATTTTATATATTCAAACATAACTTATTCCTCCCTACTCAAATAAAAAATCATAATCATGTAAAGCCATTTCTATTTCAGCAATAGATAACTCAAAATGAGGGTGGGATGGGAAGAAAAATTCTTTCATCTCTTCCACTTCATCACAAGTTATAGATGCTCTATATTCGCTTCCCATAACTAACGCCGCCAAAGTTTCTACATCAGTGTAATCTGTATGATTATACCAGTCTGTTATTCTTCTGTCTATTGTTGCATTGTCCATAAGAATTTGCTCAAATTCAAAAGCATCAACAACTGTCTTGAAAACTTCTTCATATAATTTCTTATTCATAATCATATAAAACACCTCTCTTTAATTTTTATTAGCAGTTTTACCTTTTTGGTAAAACTGCTTTTCTTTTTTACTTTCTATATATATTATATAATATTTTTTTATGATTATCAAAAATCTTCTGATATATTGGTAATAACAATTTCAGTGATAACTGCATTTTCTTTGTCTTTGTCAGTTACAATTTCTTCTCCATCCTGTGACATATATATACCACGTTTAATTGTGCTAAACTGATAAGTTGCTTTTTCTATATTAAGTTTAAAATCATTATCATTTATATCAAAGTAAAAATCATCAGTAGAAAATATTGCTTCACCAATAATACACCCCAATTTATCTGTAAGTGATAATTTTACCTTTTCCGCTTCTACTTTAGAAGGAACAAATGGTACTTTAAGACTATGACGTTCTTTATTTTTTTGCGTATAGCATATATTAAAATAAATTGTTTTATTACCTTTATCAATGTTTAAATCTTCTATTGCTTCTTCAAAAGACCAACCTTGCTGAAGTTCATAAGCTATTGCTCTTAAAGTATCATAGTTTGTTTTAATTGCGGTTGCTCGCTTTACTACTTTTGGTATCTCGCCCCAATATTTTTCATCTAACTTATCTTTTAAATATTTTACAATATCTTCTGATGTAGGATATTTAAAGCAGATATGATAATGAAATCTTCCTGGTCTATTTACCAAAAATGAACTAAGGCTATCTAAATTATTACAAGTAATTACAAATAACTTTTTATTACGAGAAGTTCCGTCAAAAAGTGATAATAAATCATTTTGTTCATAAGGAGAACTAAAAGTTTTATCAAATTCATCAAATAAAATCATACATTCAGTAGGGATGCTATCAATATAATCCCCTAAATTTGAACTAGCTTCATTAACATAAATAACTGGTAATCCCATATCAATTACTGCATTTGTTAATAATTTAGTGAATAAAGATTTACCAATACCCTTATCGCCGCTTAATAACACTCCTTCACTTCTATTGAAGTTACGAAATGTATTTAATACTTTTTCAACTTTCTTTGTATGAACGCCATAAATTTTTTCTTTAATATCATTTTTATCCGCAACATATAATAATTGATGTCCTGACTGAGGGTTAAAAGTTACCTTATAGATTCCCGCAGGTAAAGACTGGTGTGTCTGTATACTTGAATCATATAAATCATATTTAGTTCCAGTTTGTATAATAGTTGTCATATTTATTCACTCCTTTTCATATCTTATATAAATATTATATAATAAATTTTATAAAAAATAAATGAAGTAGTTTTTAAAGGCGGCGATGATGTATTTATACTTGATAATTCTCTAAAATTTTGATATAATATTTATATAAATAAGGAAAGGATAAATATTATGATAGTTAAATGTGATATGATGAATTGTCCATGGAATATTAATACAGATTGTAGTAAACCTTTAGTGCTAATTAGAAATGGACAATGTATATTTTTTAATCAGGTAGTGCGTGGATATATGATGCCTGTTGATGATAGATTAAAACAAAAGCCAACTATAGTGGAGGTAGATTATGACGAGTGCGGAAGTGGCGATGAAGTTGAATGTGAGCGAGAATTATGTGAGGAAACACTTCAAGAGACTCCAAGAGAGTCTGAAAAGGCGGGGAGTCCTACTAGTGAAGATAGGGAGGGGTCCTGACGCAATATATAAACTAGGTAGTGTAGAAAGCACTTTATTAGAATAGTGAAAATTTGGATGATTTTTGACTCTTGATAAGAAATCAAGCAAAATCGTTACGAGTTTTAATAAAAATGCTAAGAATCGTATAATAATGCAGATGCTCTTGGTTAATAGCAACATAAAGGCAGCCTTCCCGCATTTATTAATAAGAATGGTGTAGTTTATTAACATTTTTTATTAACATTTTGCTAAATGGTGTAGTTTATTAACATTTTTTGCTAACATTTTTTAATAAAGTGTTTAAAAGTTAATAAAGATTGGGTAAAAGTTAAAAAATATATTTAGACTATTTTTATATAAAGGCGAAAGGAGATTATTTATATGAAAATAGAAAAAAATTCAAGACAAATGCCTAGCGATAAACATTACCTTGCTAGTAAAACTTATTCAGACAGAATGTATGGCTATTTACAATCTATTTCTGTAACTTTTCCAGATATGGAAGCTAGATTTGTAAAAAAGGAAGATTGTAAATTTGTTAATCTTGCAGAAGAATTAGGAATAACAAGGCAAACTGCATCAAAAAATTTTCATAATTTATTAGATAGCGGTCTTATTATTTATAATGAAGAAGTAAAGATGTATGAATTAGTTGTATTAGATAGTAATATCGCTACTTTATTACCTATTAATACTGTTAGGGTTTTAGTTAATACGTTAAAAAAGAGAAGTTTATCTGTATTAGCAATTTTGATTAAGATATGGTATAAGAATGAAGAAAGACCTGGACCTTTTTCTTTAAGTTATATTAAAGCTATATTAGGTTTAAGTACTAAAGATAAAGGTGCTAGTAATCAAACTATATTAGATATACTTTTTGTTTTAAACAAGTTAGATTTAATAGAATACCATACTAAAATGGAAGGCAATAAAACAAAGTATTATTTAGATAGTGTTAATAATACTTTAAATTTTAATGAAGAAGAAGTTAAAGCAAAAATCTCTTAGGCAAAATGTTAAAAAAGTATACCAAAAAATTTTAAATAAATGTTAAAAAAGTATACCAACTTTGCTTAAGCGATTGTTAAAAAAGTATACCAAGTTTAATTAAAAATGTTAATAAAGTATTACCCTTAATAATAGTAATAGATTTTTTGAAGAATAGAGGCTATTAAAAAATAGTATGAACGGTTAATTTCAAATCTTAGCTTCGCTTCGCTCAGCTGATTTGAAATTAACCTTATGAGAATTTTGGGCTTAATGGCGGAAGGAAAATGAGATTATGAATAAAAAACATAGAATAGTTTATAGAATGGATTATGCTTTAATTTTACAAGAAAAAGGTCATAAAGTTGCGGGAGTAATGCCAAATCCGCAAAAGCCGGAGTATAATACGTGGATTTTTGAATGTGATGATACTTTAGAAGATGATTTAAAGTTATTAATAAAGCAAAATAGGAGATAAAAATATGAATAAAAAAGAAAGTTTAGTTAAAAATTTGCGAAAAAGTCAAATGGAAGCAGCTGCCGCAGAGCAAGAAGCTAGGAGACAGAAAAAAGAATTGCAAATGAAATTGGCAAAAATTTTGGAAGATTTAGATAAAGTAGCGGGGGGTAGTGATGAAAAGGAAACTACAGAAAACTGATTTGGACCAAATGGAACAGCGAGTTTTTAAGTGGAAATGTGATAAAGGTATAGTTTTTGTTAATGGAGTATTGGTAAGAGAGATATTTATAAGAGAAAATAGTAGGACTATTTGGGAGAAAAGGAAGAGTAAAAGAGTGAGAGGTTTAAGAAGAGCGATGGAAGTTTATGAAGATAGTAGATGTCAGAAGTAAAAAGAGTTTTTATAGTAATATGTTATGGTAAAAATTAAATTGAATAAAAGCAAGTAGAACGGATAAAAATAGATAAAGTAAGATTAAGTGAAGATAAATAAAAAAATGAGTGAAAATAAGTAAGATTGAATGAATGAATATAAATAAAATTAAGTAGAATTAAATAAAACTTAAGTAAAAATTGAATAAGATTGAGTGAAATTAAATAGAATTAAGTAAGATTAAGTAGAGTGGGTGGCACGGGACCCGACCTATATCACTTTCATCTTCTCTCGTTACCGCTATCCTTATCGTCATCCGCACATATAAACATAAAAAAAAGAACTCTATTTCTAGAGTTCTTAATTCTTTAGCTCTTGATATGATAGTCTGCAAAATGCAGGCTATCTATTTAATCATTTAAGTGCTTTAAAAAGTCATTGATTGCCGCATCAATATCTTCAGGTTCATTATTTTTACTTCTTTTTACTCTTACTCTTGGTTTTTCAGCAGAAGCAAATCCAACCTTTGGAATAAAGCTTCCTGATGCTCTTTCTTCTCTCATAACTTCAATAAAAGCATTAGTCATGGTGTCCATCATAGGGTCATTCGCAAAGTCAGTTCTTTCCGCTTCAGTAATAACACCTTCTCTTACTAAAATGTTTTCAAGAGATGTCATCATATCACAAATGTCTTTCTTATTCTCTGCACGTTTACTTTTACTATCACGTGCGGCAATCTGTTCATCAATAACTGCCATAATTTCTGCTCTTGTTGCACCTTCTGCTATCATAGTTGAAATATCTTTTACCATTTTTATTACCTCTTATTTCTTTCTTTATCTTATATATATATTATACTAAAAATTTTTATAAAATTCAATTGGGAAGAGTGGACTGAATTTTGTTATATTATTGTGCTATTGATTTGGCGGAAAATATTAGAATATAAGTTTTATGAATAAGACTTAGAGTAAGCAAAAGTGCTAAAATTTTTTAAGCTTAAATTGTTAAGTTACACTCTTGAAAAAAATAAACACTGAAAAATGGAGTGAGAGAAAAAGTTTTTGCTATATTATTTTATTGATAAACGGGCAGGAAATGTTAGAAATATAGTTTTATGGAAAAGACATTAGAAATATTATAACAAGGCGGAGAAAGGCAGCGGGAATATTTTAGTCTTTTTTTATTATTATATCATAAATTTTTATAAAAATCAAATTTAAAAATAAGGGGTTCAAAACACTCAGAATTGGCGGCCATATGCGGAGATGCCGGTAAAGGATTTCGGGACGCGGTAGAAAAAAATATACAAGTTCAAACACTCAGAAAAATTCGCCATATAGAGTATGGGACTGGGACTCGGAGCCTGTCGCTCGCTCAGGCTCCGACAATTATAGCACATTTGTTACTATTTGTCAATAGTAAATTTTCACAAAAAAATACACAAAAACTGTATTTTTTCAACAATTTTTGTGCATTTTTACTAATTTTTTTATATTTTTTAAACAATTTGGGCAAAAAGGGGAAGGATGTTGCCCCCTTTTCGCCCTTTTATACTACTTTTCAGTGATTTCTACACTTTTTACAGCGAAAAATGACTTTTTCTTGATGATTTTCTTCTGAATTTTCTCATTTTCATACATTTTCTTGCAAAGAGCAGATAATTTCTGATTTGAATAAGCATTTAATTCATCAGTTTTCATCATTTCTGAAATTGTCATTCCGACACCAGCATTTTCAAGAACTGAATAGATAGTTTCCATAATTTTCTCATTTTCAATCTGTGTCTTTGTTGGCTTACCTGAACCACTTCTCTTATTATTTAAAAGTTCAATTTCGTGTTCACAAAAGTGGCAGACATCTTCTTCAGTTACTACATAAGGCTCGCCGTCTGTTACTGGGAGTGTAGCATTTTCTCCATTCATCATTTTAATAATTACGTTAAACATTTCTCTCTTTGTGATTTTCATAAATAACACCTCTTTCTTTCTTTACTTTACATAGTCATTATAACATTTATTTTTGATTTTGTCAAGACTTTTTTTATTTTTTTAATCTTTTATTTGAGTGCCTTGACTTCACTCCTTATATTAGTATTATATTACTTTTTAGCCTTTTTGTCAAGTATTTTTTTTCTTTCTTTTTTATACTTGCGATGGTAGGCTAAAACATCATGCTTCCAATGAGTTTCTTTAGTCCACATAATATTCTCCTTTCTTTGGCGATAGACCTTTACAAGAACCCAATCCTTTATTAAGCCCTTGTAAAGAACTCTATCTCTTATCTATGTATATAGTATAGCATAATATTTTAATAATTACAATTAGTAAAATTTCACAATTTTGGGAAAAAATTTTTGTGTAAAATTACTATTGACATCGGAGTGAAAAAGTGGTATAATAAAATATTACCCAAACACGCAGCGTTTCAACCGGAAACGCTGCGATGAGTCCTGTTAAGGTCACATATTGTATGTAACATATCACATATTGTAATATGTGACCTTGCGTGTGATATATCATATATTATAATATGTAACATAGTACGTGACATATCACATATTGTATTTAGGTAAAAGTCACTAATACCGGCTCCCCCGCCTCATACAATATGTAACATTGAAAAAAATAAAAAATGCAAGTAGTATTGAATACTACTTGCACTCGTTGTCATTACTTCTTTTTACGATGTTTGATTAATTTAATCGTGTAATCATTACCACCTTTTGTAAAATGTAACTCAACTTCATTTTTGCGTTCCACATTGTCACTAATTGTTTGTAATGTTGGAACTATTAAATTTAAAATTTCAAGTTTTTCTGTATCAACTTTGCGTTCCCTTTCGGTAGGTTTGCGTTTTTTTGTTAAATCTTTCTCATACCTGCGTTTTAAGGCTTTAGCCTTATTCTCCATTTCTGCCATTTCTTCATTACAGTAGTCTGAATTATCTTCTTCCCATAGTTGGGTGGCTTCTTCCAATGTTAAAGAATGACGTTCCATTAAACCTTTAATTTCTTTGGCTTTTTCTTCTGCCTTAGTCATTTTTTATCAACTCCTTTTTTAAGATTTTAAGGGGATAACCTTTGTGGCTATCCCCATAGCCTTTAGGCAATTTTGAAATATGAAACTTTTTTTACTTTTGTATTTACTACCTTATGCTCGTCTACTAACTGATGACATAAAACTGAAAGTTTCTGATTTGAGTATTCAGTCAAACCGTCCATTTTAGCAAGTTCTGTAATGGTTACAGGTTCGTCAATTTTCTCAAAAGCAATTAAGATTTTTTCTTTGATTTTTTCATTTTCAATCTGCGTTTTTGTAGGCTTTGAATTGCTACGTTTCTTATTGAGTAACTCAATTTCTCTTTCAATGAAAGCCTTAAAATCTTCATAGTTTTCAATGCTATCTTTGTGATTCTCAATCACTCCTAAAAGTCCGTTAAAATAATCTCTCTTTGTCATTTTTTTGTTTGTCATAATACATTACCTCTTTTCTTAAATTTTTTATTTGGTGGGTTGCAACTCCATTCCCTTGACACTATCTATTATAGCACTTTGAAATGGAATTGCAACCCTTTTTATTAAATTTTTTTATTTTTTTTAAAAGTTTGCATTTTCAAGTTTTTCAAGTTCTTTCATAATCTTCTTCCAATATGCCCCACCTTTTTCAAAACCGTTATTATTTTCAATGTAATTTAATAACAATTCGTATAATGGTTCAACGTATTTATGGTTTGTGTCTATTGCATAATCTATAGTTGAACCTAAATCCCTAAACGGAAACGCATACAATGTAGGCTCAATTTTGCCCTTTTTCAAGGCTTTTGTTAAAATCTGGCTTTCAATTAGTGCGTCCGATAATGCGGTGTGGTCCTCGATAAAATCATAGTTTTTCATTAAATACTGAAATGACGTTTCGGCTGATGATTTGAAAAATACCACACTGTTTGTCACATAACCTCTATCAAGACAAAAGTTTCTGTATTTATTGATGTTTATTAAACGCTCGCAAGCAATACACCATAAGTCGGCTATAGGATACTGTACACCCCTTAATTCAAAATATGGATTTAGATATTCTTCATTTTTAGCATTACTACAATTATTAAGAATATCTTCACAACTCTTTTTCTGTCTATCTTCCCATTTCTGATAGTCACTTGAATATAAAGCCTTGATATAACGTTCAGTAAATGGTATTGCCTTTTTAAAATCAAAACACGCATTGTAGGCAGTTGAAATATCAACTTTTTCAAGGTCTGCGATAAATAACTTCATAATGTTATTCCAGCAATCAACTTTAATCTCGCCTTTTTCTAACAATTCCATATAAATAGGTCTTTTATCTCTGTAATAAGCAGTATTGAAAATATTAGGAACAAAGAACGTTTCCTGAACTAAAAAGTTTTCTGTTTTTACGATATTACCTTGTCTGTCGGTAATGCTCCAACCAATATCATATACTAAAGGTTTAGCAATCGCAATTTTCTGTTTTTGATTAGCATTTTTGCAAATCTGATTTGCAAATGGAATTGTTGCCGTTTCGGTGTCTACTGTTAAATAAAATTTCTTGTTCATTTTGTTACCTCTCTTTATTAATTTATAAATGTACATTGTCAAAAGTGGAGTTGCAATCCCTTGTGCCTCTTGACAATATTAATATTATCATATCTTGTGAGGAATTGCAAGCACTTTTTTAATTTTTTTAAAATTTTTTATTAATTTCTGTAATATTGTATTTTACTTTATATTCTTTTAGTATGTTTTCAATAATAGAACTATCCTTTTGATTTTCACTAAAAACATCAATATTATAATAAGTTTGTTTTTTATACTGAACTGGGTTCATTACATAAGAAATACTAAACTTTTCTAATTTTTCTACTAAAGTATTATCTTTAGTAGTAACGGATATTTTCCATAAACAATCTTTTTTTGTTTTTTCTAATAACCACATTGAAACATATACCCCTATTATATTAGTTACAATAGTAACTGTAACAGTAGTTATTAAGTCTAAACTTGCTAACTGTTTTACTACAATAGCATAAAAGCCATAAGTTATTGCATTAATAATGGTTGCCACACCTTTTGACGCTTTAACTGTTAAAATGGTTTTTAATGTAGATAACATTACATTGATTAAACTACAAATAAAAAAGATAATAGTTGCAAATTCGATAATCATAAAATATTACCACCTTTCTCTTAAAATATTAAATTGTAAATGTTCAAGTGCTTTATTTATCAAGCACAAGTCTATTATATCAAATGCGTTACAAAAAACAATACTTTGTTATCATTTTAATCAACTTTAGCAGATTGCACAAAAATGCGGGGTTGGGGATATTATTTTTTGTGCAATCATACAAAATTTTTTAATTGAAAATTTTGTACAAAATGACGATAGTTTAATCTAACTGCCGTTAGTTTTAACTAATTTTTGTTTGTGAAACCTAACTTGCGTTAGTTATAACTAACTTGAATTAGGGGCAATCTAACTAAAATTAGTTTAACAAAACTTTAATGAGAGGTGACTAACTAAAGTTAGTTACAACTAACTTAAATTAAGAGTAACTAACTTTAGTTAGATTAGACTAACTGGGATTAGTCAAGCCTAACCAGAATTAGTTGTGTTTAACTTTTGTTAGATTAAAATACATCAATCAGCTTGATGTCTTTTATGGGATAAAATAAGTCAAGGTTCTTGATATATTTTAATCAATTTAAAACCCGAACGTATGTTCGGCTTGACAACTCGGCTCGTCTCAACCATCGACGAGCCGACAAACATCTGAAATATATGAGTCTATAGAGTCCCATTTTATTATAGCACAACCGCCGCACTTTGTCAAGTAGTAATTTTGCACAAAAAAGCAAGTCACATTTTGTGCAACTTGCCTATTGATTTTTTAATTATTCATCACTCCACCTTTTTACAACTCTAGTTACTACATCTAATTGAGAGGTTAAACTTGATACTCTATTTTTAACCCATTCAAAACATTCTGCTTTTACTACATCAGGCTCCATTTCTTCCCACGCAATCTCAAATGATTCCATATCTCTTAATGTAACTAAATATACATTTTTACCAATGGGTTCATCAAGATAAATTTTATAATAATCTTGTGAATTTAATCCTACAAATGTACCTAATCTGCCATTACTTTTTAAATGTTTATCTGCTATTTTTACTCTTGTACCTTTTTTTAGCATATTATCGTCCCCTTATTTTCGCACTGATATAATTTGAAATTTACCATATACTATTTTAATTGGCTTTTCATAATCTTCATTCTTTAATGTAAAGGTTTCACCTGTTTCAATATTAAAAATTTGAGATTCTCCATCTGCAATCATATAGACTTTTGTTGATTCATCTTTAAAAACAAAAGTGTCTCCATCAGTTAAGCCCTCTCCATGGATTGTTAAATCTTCATCACATTCTAATATATTCTTAAAATTTACTTCCATATTATTTTACCTCTCTTTCATTTGATATACATATTATAGCATAAGGGGTTGAATTTGTCAACCCCCTATTTTTTATCTTTCCCTTAATGTATGTGTCACGATTGTATGACCGCAATTATCACAAGTATAATAATATTTATAATCACCATTGTTATGATGTTCTACATCAGTAAGTTTATAAGGTTGGTTGCACTCTATACAATATCCATTGTTCCATTCTTCATCATCACTTTTATTTTGTAATAATATTAGTCCACTAATGCTACAACCGATAGCAAGTGCGAGGATGATTCCAACTATCCACTTTATTGTTGGCTTACTATTCTCAATAATAGTATTTACAATGCATAATGCTATAAATCCACCAACTATTATACTAAATAAAATTGCCATAATAATAAACTCTACTATACAATTCATTTCTAATACCTCTCTTTCTTTTTATTTCAAGGGGTGCCACAAGCACCCCCTCTTGTCTTTGTTTAAATTTGATAATCTTCTTCAATCATTTTATCAATTTCTGCGATATATTGCAATGCTACAATTCTATCTCTCTTGATTATTTCACTAAACACTTGCCAAGCCTCGTGATATAGTCCATCATCTGCGGCGATTTCTTTAAACACTTCTGGAGTTTCGCCATCTGGTACTACAGACAACCAATTATTCAAAGCATAATCATCTGCATATCCTACTACTACATTGTGCATTACTGTTAATCTTTTTTCTCTCATATTAATTACCTCTTTCCTTTAACTTATGTATATATTATATCAAAATAACAAAATAATACAATGATGTTTTTTATCCTCTTTTGCCAAAATCCTTGATTATTTTTAACCACTTTTTCGGGATTAAAAAAGGTCAAGCAAATTGATTTATTTTAAGATAAAAACGTTTCAAGCGTCACTCTGACGCACAATTCGGCTCGTGGACAGAAATAAGGTGCAATGTCCACGAGCCGACCAATGAAAAAAGACAAATTATTTTTTGCTATATTCAAATTCCATTCCCATTATTAATTATAACATAGGGGAGGGGTTTTTGTCAACCCCTCAACAACATATTTTTTACTTTTGTATCTAAATTATCATTTATAAAATCACAATATTCTTTGGCGGTAAGTCTTTTCTGAAGAATGTCTAGGCTTATATCTTCACATTCTTCATATTCAATTTTAAACTCTATAGGAACAAAATTTTTTTCTGTAATTTTAAAATAAGAATGTTCCATTAATGAATATTTAGGTGCATTATAAATATTAATATAAGGTTTGTTTCTAAATAACGTATAATCAATTTCTGCATTGTAAATTTCATTTGTTTCTACATATCTTAATGTGTCTTTAAAGTTGTCATACTGTATTATTTTAGTTGTAGTTATTTTTTCCTCTTGATAGGATAAATGTTTAAAAACTGAAGTTCTATGCCATTCTTTTTCTCCTATTGCTCTTACATAAGTTTGTCTGTCAAATACTTTTCTCATATTGTTTACTTCCTTTCCTTTAGCTTATGTATATATTATACATCAAAACTAAATGATTGTCAATAGTTTTTTATAAAAAAGATAGCAGAAACTTAAGGTAAAAAGGAAAGGGTGTTTCTGCTATCGGGATTTGTCTATTTTATTTATTTATATATAGTGTGTAATTTTTTCTATTTTTCCATAAGGCTTTGAATATCTGCCAAAGTCCTATATATAAATCGTGTGTATCAAGGTCTATCATATTATATTTTTTATTTCTTATAACTAAAGTAAATCTTTTTTTCATTTATATATCCTCTCTTTCTGTTGATACATATATTATATCATATAAAGGGGGCTGTGTCAACTATTTATTTTAGGAAACTTTATTTTTTCTTTATTTCTGAATTTTCATTTAAAAAACCTTGCTTTATGGGTGCTATGGAGTGAACCGAGCCACCAACGACCATTTTCGGTAGCTCCCTAATTACTTTAGGAATGTTTGCAAAGCCTTAAAACATAAATCAGCATTTTCTTGTGATTTAATATCTTCATCTTCTGCAAAACCTTTCATTGCGGCGGTGAGTAATTCTTTGACGGAAACAAATTCGCCAATGAGTGCCATCGCCGCAATTTCATTAAGATTTTGTGACATTGGTTTACTCCTTTCATATATTTTATTGTCTTTAGTTTTTCATACTCTTGATATATATAATAAAATTACATATTCATTATTTTATCTATGATTTCTTCATTAGTTTCGCCATTCTTAACCATTTCAATTTCTTCTTCTGTAAGGACGCCAGCTTTTTCTAATGAGTCAACTAATGTTTTAGTAATATCATCAAGACTTTCTTCTGGTTGTAAATCAAAAATTTGGCATAATGCACCAACTGTCTTAATTGCAACCTCATTGTCAACATTTGTCATATTTGCTACTACGTCTATTGCTGTACTATACTGTAAATAATTCATTTTATTCATATCTAATACCTCTTTCTTTATCTTATACATATATTATATAATAATTTTTTTATTTTGTCAACCCTATACGGCATTTCATTTACTTATTTTTCAATGCCGTATAGGGGTATTTATCATTCTAATATTCAGATTCTAAAAGCCTATAAAGTGCTTTTATAATATCACTCTTTGCGTTGATAGTCGCACCTAAATGCCAACCTTTTAAAACCTTTTCATCATCATCAACTAAAATCTGAAACCCACCTAATTTTCTAGTGCAATCGGCTTTTGTTGTGCCATACTGTACTAAATGAACTTCATCATAAGGAAAACCTCTTGTTATTAGCCAATCTTTTTTTGCTTTTCTAACTTTACTTTTATATTCTTTTGAACTGTCTTTTGATAGCCAACTTGTTACAACTATTCTATAGCCAACTTTTTTCAAAGCCATTAAAACTTTATATAACTCACGCATATCAACCAAAGGTTTGCAACCTGAATATGGTGCTTCATCTTCATTTCTTAATGCTTTTAACCAATTTGGATAGCCATATAAGTCTGCTATTGTACCATCCATATCAAAAACTATAACTTTCATATTAAAACCTCTTTTCTACCTACCCCTTTTTCAAGGGGCAGGATTTTATTTTATAACCAATTTTCAATATCTTCGCCCATTTTTCTCAAAGTTTCAAATAGTTCTTCTTTGAAAAAATCATCAGTTGCAAGTCCCTTATTGATAATTTCTATAAGTTTTTCGCATATATCTGTATTATTGACTATTGTTTCAAAATTTTTAGCCATACTAAACACTTCAAGCCAAGCGTCATATATATTATCATTTGCACTGACTGCGATTACACAACTTATTACTTCTATTTTTTCAACTGTAATTATTCTCATATTAAACCTCCTACCTAGCCCATATAGGGCTAGGGTTTTATCTTTATTTTATTATTTTGCTACCCACACATATTTATCATTTTCTTCAATGCTTTCAATTTCACTACTGCTAACAGTGAGGGTTGAAATATTTTTGTTAGGTATTGGTTCATCTAATGAACAAATAGGTTCAAATCCCATATGTTCTATTTCTCCATCGTCGACCTCTTCCCATACCTTTCTCTCATAGCATAAGAAACACTTGTCGGATTCGTCGATATGCTCGCCTATTATCTCAAGGCAGACTATCTCCCTGTAATATGGATTGTCTTTTTCAATTGAATAATTTTTGCTCATAATGTTTTACCTTTCCACCCCCCTGTGGGGGTGTTCCTTTCTTTATCTTATGTATACATTATACACCCTAGGGTGTATAATTGCAAGAGGGAATATTGCACAAAATTTACATTGAATTTTTGTACAATTTGCACAAAAATAAATAAAAACATTTCAAATTAAAAAATATCAAGGAACTTGATGTATTTTACTGATTAAAAAACATCAATTAAAAAACATCAACTAACTTGATTTATTTTATGGGATAAAAAACATCAATCAACTTGATGTTTTTTAATCTAAAAAATAACCGAACATATGTTCGGCTGGACCGGACGGACCGTGGACAAAAATAAGGTCCAATGTCCACGGTCCGGCTTAATAAAACAAGAGTTTCAAACAACTAATTTGAGTTAGCCTATACTAACTCAGGTTAGTTACACCTAACAAGAGTTTCAAACACTTAACTGCGGTTAGCCTATACTAACCTGAGTTTCAAACAACCAATCAAAGTTAGCCTATAGTAACTAAAGTTTGGCACTTCTAACTTCAGTTAGTCTAGACTAACCATAGTTAGGCACCACTAATTAAAATTAGACTAAACTAATTATAGTTAGATAACACTAATAACAGTTAGTCAAGACTAACTTCTGTTAGTCACAACAAAAAGTTAAAAAGGGTTTCCCCTTTTTAACAGTATATCAATTTCATTGTTCGCCATTGTAAAATGCTTATTTGATTTTTTTCTCTTCCTAACTGTAAAGCGTCTTTTTTTGTGGTTACTCTGTGGCTTTTATCTATGTAATAGATACCATTTTCAAACCATACACCACAATTCCCGCCGTATGCCCTAACGGCTTTTATAGCTTCCTGCGGGCTTGTAGTTTCTATCCCTTCTGTTGCTACCTGATAGCCTGATTTATAAGTGATACACTTACCACCTTTTAATGTCAATCCGTCATTATTCTGTAATTTTTTAATTGTTCTAATATTAATCATATCATTAGCCTCCTATATCTCTCTATCTGTATATAATTATATAGTATAATAGTCGAATAGTCAAGCACTTTTTTAATTTTGGGATAAAATTATTTAATTGAAAAATTTTGAATTTTTTCTCTTGACAACTTGACACATATATGATATAATTTTTCGGCTTCGAACGTACGTTCGGGTAGACCGAACACACAAAAATAAAAAGTGGCATTTATGCCACTTTAGATATTAGCCAGCAGACAAAAAAATTATTTTTTTCGTATGCTTTCCAGTATTTAATCACTGTTTTATTTTCAAGTCCTAAGCCAGTTGTTAGTCGGTTACCTATTTCAAAATATTTTTGTTTCATTTTAAACACCTCTTTTTTATTGTGTGGGGGCTTTTCAGCCCCCCTTACCTCTTTTTATCTTTCCATAAATATTTCTATTATTTTGTAAAGATATTGAAAATCAATATCATTTTTTTCTATTTCTATTTTTTTAAACCCTATTGAGTTATATAAAGTTATTGTATAACAGTCTACATTAGCAAAAATAGCAATAAAAGCAAAATCTCCAATTGATTTTATACAATTCAAATTAAATGATTCAATATCTTTATTACTATATTGTGGGTATGCCATTTGTAACTGTCTGCTAATTTCTTCAACTTTCTTAATTCTTTCTGTAAGATTCATCATTTTGTTTTACCTATCAGCGACCCCCTTGGTCGCTCCCTTTCTTTATCTTATGTAAACATTATACAGCTTTTTTTTGGTTTTGTCTATAGTTTTTACAAAAGTTTTTTAACTTTAGCAATTTGCACAAAAACAGATAAAGTTTACAGCAAAATTTTTGTTAATATTTACTATTGACTTTTAAAATCAATAGCAAATAGTAACAAAAATTCAGTATCTTTTTTGTGCAATTTTTCTCAGGATTTTTTCAAAAAAAGTCTTGACAAACTTTTTGAAATATGATATACTTGAATGGGGTGCCCTTGCGAATTCGGGGTGAACACCTGTTCGAACGGTGTTCACCTTCTTTTAAAATAATAAAAAAGGGGGTTGCCCCCTTTTTTCTTTATTTTAGTAATTATACAGTTTATCAAGTCTTTTTTGAAAATAATCTCAATTACTTGAGATTATTTTCTTTTATGATGTTTTCACATCTAGCCTTTAGACTTTCGAATGTGTCACCTTTTTTATAATAATCTAAATTCCAATAACCTATATGAATAAGATAAGCTTCATTTTTTGCTTCTAAACAAGCTTCAATTGCTTTATCTAAACTCTTGTATTCAATTCCATTATTTTCAAATTCCTCTGTGTCTTGTACAAAAAATCTCATTTTACTTTACCTTTCAACATCTTTGATGTTGTCCTTTCCTTTATCTTATGTATACATTATATCAAAATAACAGAACAATTCAATGATGTTTTTTAACCTCTTTTATTAAAATCCTTGATGTTTTTTAACCAGTTTTATTTCAGGATTTTTAAAATTTTTTAAAAAAATTTTAAAAAAAGTCTTGACAACACCACATACTTTGTGGTATAATATTTCGGACCCGAACGGACGTTCTGGTCTGTTCTCTTAATATTGTGCTACCTTTGTAGTACCCTACAAAGGTAGCTATTTACTTTTTACTATTTTAGTTTTGCATTTAGAATTTCATCATCTTTGATTATGTTATCTGTATGATTAGTATACATTTCAAGCACTACTTCATCGCCTACCTTAAAGCCATCACCCTCAAAAGCGAATAGATTACCTTGCTTGTCTTTAGTGATAATATTGTCATTTTTACACTCTGTCACTATTGCTAATCTGTTATAATGTGTTTCAATGTAATCAATAGCACCCATTGAACCATACAATACAATAGCAATTAATAAACAAATGCACCCATTAATCACACACTCTTTTCTCTTAGTTCTTCTGTTCTGTTTTGTTCTACTCATAACCTTATTACCTCTCTTTCCTTTTTGAGTATACCTTATTTTATCATACATTTTTAAAACTGTCAACTATTATTTTTAGGGTAAACCCTTACTTTTAACTTTGTAAAACCGTTGCTCTTTAATGCCCACCAAGTAGTATGTTTTTCTGCACACATTTTAGTAATTGCTCTTTGTTGATATTTATGTTTATTCTCATTGTACTGTTGCACACTATCAACCTTTATTAAAGTGGTTACTGGTTTGTATTTACCTGTTGTACTGAATAGTGTAAATTGTAAAGTTATCATAGTGTTGTCACTCCTCTCTATTCTTTTTCTTTTATTATAATACTTCTTGTGGCTCTTGTCAATGTGATGTAGTGTATTGCTCTACTCTTGAGTGCTTAATCTTAGCCTTAGAACCAAACCTTTGGCTTTGTCAAGAGTACAAATTGCACAAAAATAACTCTAAAGCTTTTGATACTTTTTGTGCAAAGTGCCGGAAGTTGGTGAAATTGCACTAAAACTGTTTTGTGCAATTTGTACAAATTGCACAGAATTGAAACGTTTTTATCCCCACATTTTTGTGCAATTTGCCTATTGACAAACACATGTTCTTTGTGGGAATTGTGCATATTGCACAAATAAAAACGTTTCAATTCAAAAATTTTTGTGCAATTTTACCTATGGTAAAGACGGCCCGTGGACAGGAACAAGGAACAATGTCCACGGCCCGATGCAATAGCTATATATAGCATTTGTTCTTTTATTCTGAACAGTATATAGATAACATTATTATCATATCATATTATTTATATATAATTACAAACACTTATACTATCTGTCTCTATGGTATCATCTTACCTATCAAGAGATAAAGAATATAAAAAGTGCGGGGATGACCATCCAACCTCGACCGCCGCAAATCTTTGTGACTACGCAGACGTACTAAAAATATTTTTCTCATTTGAAAACTGAAAGAAAAATTTTATCTTATTCTTTTATCTCTTGTTCAACTATTGATGGGGGGTGTATTTCGGGAGAAAAAATATTTGATTTTAGAAAAATGATATTGCCTCGTCAAAACTTTCTCCAAAAGTATTTTTAAATTCAGAAAACGTTCAAAAATATTTTTAAATTCTTAATACGGATTCAAAAGTATTTTTAAATTTTTTCTCCGCATACCCCAAAAATAGGACAATCAAATCTGCATTGATGGTCTTCTTCATATTTACATATAGGAATATTCAAGTTTACTTCCGCCCCATATTTTTCAAATTCATCTTTATTTCTATTATAATATTCAAGAGCATATATTCCACTATCACACTCTAATAAAAAATTATAAACTTTTTCTAAATGTTCTTTTTCTATTTCTTGTCTATATGTTTCACTTATTGCTTCAAATGCCATCTTCTTCCCATTTACCGTAAACCAATTTAACTTTTCTTTTTGTACATCAGTGGCTTTTTCCCAAGAAACAGTAATTCTTGGGGGTGTTGGATAAGGATTCTCTAGTTCTGCTACAAAAATTGCGGCATTTGCTCCACTTAAAACCATTAGTCCGCTCCTTTCAAATAAAGTGTTTCTTCCGTTCCATTCGCACAAAATACAACAAAATTCATTCTTTTATTTACTTTATAATATCTTTTCTCAATATAAGTTTTATTACCCGTTTTAATATTTCCATTATCTATATCAATTCTTCCCATAGTTCCATCTTCGCCTACATAATATAATTTATTATCATCAATATAATATTTAGTTATATTATATTCTTCAATTTTAGTTGTTGTTGTAGGCACTACCGCCAATCCAATAGCAATAGAAAGGAGTAATCCAATGAAAAATCCTGTAAACGAACCTATTATTGAACCAAAATTCTTCATATAATCTTCATCTTGTAGCCATCTAAAAAACATAGCTCCTACTATCATACATATAAGCATTACTAGCATAATTATTCTCCTTTCTCATAAATAATATATTTAGTTGTTTTCCAATCAGCACCAAGAAAAAGACAGCTATAATTTTTTAAAGCCCCTTGATAAGTTTCTTTAACTAAAATATTTTCTCCTTCCGCCATATCTTGTTTCTTGACAATAGAAAAATCAGTATAACTATCATCTTCAGTCGCCGCAGTAATATAAACATTTTCTTTGTTATAAGCGAATAATTTTCCATGTGAAATATAATAATTTACATTTTTATAAGTTTCTGTTTTTACTTCCGTTTGTGTTAATGAAGCAGTACAAAGACCTATAAATCCAGAAATAAATATAGATGCAATTTCAATTAGAAAAACTATAAAAAGAGTATCTAAAAAATCTACTTTTTTAAAACGACAAACACCCCAAGCTATTGCACATACTATAATAATTAAAACCATAAATATCTCCTTTATTTTTTAATTTTATTATTTTCTTTATATAAATATAATATAATAAATTTTTTATAAAATCAAATTAAAGAATATTAAACGAGTTTGACAAAGAAAAAATTTTGTGTTATAATTATTATAGATGAGAAAAATAGATTACATTTAGTAGTCTATTGAATATAAAAAGATAGAGGAGAGCTTAATGACAGAGACAATGTATGAAAATGCGGCGGTGGCCGATGATGGCAGATTAAAGCTAGATTATACGCTTGAAACACCGGAAGCCCGCAATGAATTAGTAAAAAAGATTATAGCTGAAACGCCTCCTGAAAAACTTTCAAAAAGATATATAAGTATATTAACAGATTATATAGTATTTGCAATGGATAAAGAAGAAAGAAAAAAGAAAAAGATATTAACTGACAATAGAATGGTAACAGTAAATGAAAGAGAGATGTCTTTTGAAGGGCTTGTAGGTAAATTTGAAAATGGCGAAGATGGTATCTATAATATTATTGCAAATGATAAAAATATTATTTTTAAACCAAAATTTGAAATTACAGAGAAAGATGTAGCGGAAATTCCCGCTTTAAAAGACCTTAGAGATGCAATAGAAAAAGTAGAAGAAAAAGCTAAAAATGCAAAAGGTAAGAAAAAATATTTATTAAAAAAGCAAATTATAGAAATGCGTAAAGACCAATACGTAATAAAAAATGCATATAAACCACCAATGTATAGTGTTAATGCTATTAAAAGTTTTAGTAAAATAGATTTTAGTGATAAATTTTCAATAGATGAGAATGGTATACCTCATAATGATGGATTAATTTCATTTTTTAATCCAAAACATATTTCTGCATTATTGTGCAATTATGGTAAATTAAAAGAAGATTGTTTTGATAAATTTAGCAGTGATTCTTATTATTTAATGAAAGACTTAGAAGATTTAGTTGATAGAACTCTAAAATTTGATTATCCCTTATATTATGATTTAATGATATATAAAATAGATGGTAAACAGAATATAGAAATACAACAATTGTTACAAGAAAAGTACAATATGACTTATACTGTTGAATATTTATCATCTTTATGGAGAAATAAAATTCCAAAATTAATTGCGGAGAAGGCGGTAGAAGATTATTTAATCTGGCATTATACAGAAGAAGAGAAAGGTCAATGGAAAAAATGTTCAAGATGTGGAGAAATTAAATTAGCTCATAATAAATTCTTTTCTAAAAATAAAACGAGTCGTGACGGCTTTTATAGTATATGCAAGGTATGCCGTAACAAAAAGCCAGCTAAAAAATCTTAATTTCTGACCAAAGGTTAAATAAAGAGGTAGAAAAAGAAATGGGTAAAGTTTTAATTAAATGCGATACTTGTAGAAAAGAATTTTTTAAATACTCAAGTAAAATAGGTAAAAATAATTTTTGTTGTAGAGATTGTTATAATAAATTTCATTCTAAAAATGTTAAAAAGTATACTTGCGAGATATGTGGTAAAATATTTACTGGAGCAAAAGCAAATGCAAATAGGTTTTGCTCCCGTGACTGTTACAATAAATTTCATAATATTGTAAATAAAGAACGAGAATGTCCAATATGTCATAAAATATTTATTGCAAGGACTTCGGAAAATAAATATTGCTCACAAAAGTGTCATTTAAAAAATTTACATTCAACTTATAAAGGGAAAGAACATTGGAATTGGCAAGGTGGCATTACTGAAGAAAATGAAAAATTAAGAAAATCACCTGAATATAAAAAATGGCGAGTTTTAGTATATGAAAGAGACCATTATCAATGTCAAATATGTGGTAGTAAAAAAGAAATAAATGCCCATCATTTATTTGGATGGAAAGAATATCCAGATAAACGTTTTGATGTTAATAATGGAATCACGCTTTGTAAAGAGTGTCATATTAAAGTTCATCAAAAATATGGATGGACTTCAAATATAAAAATGACGCCGGATTTTTTAAAGAAACCTGGTCAAAAATAATTAAGTTTGATGGTTTATTTTTGCTTTATATTTACAATAGAATAAAAGGAAGGTGAAAATATTTGAATTGTTATTGTGAAAAATGCGGGAAGAGTATGGATGAAAGTCAATTTTACACATATAGAGATGGAAGTAAAGTCGAATTATGTAAGAAATGCTTAACTATGCATATAGATAATTTTAATCCAGACACTTATGTTTGGCTATTGGAAAAAATGGATGTACCTTACGTCCCTTCAGAATGGAATAGTTTAAGAGATAAAGCATTTGCTAAAGACCCTAGAAAAATGAATGGTATGTCAGTTTTTGGTAAATATTTATCTAAAATGAAATTAAGACAATGGAAAGATTATCATTGGTCAGATACAGAAAAATTAAAGGCGGAAGATGATAAGAAACGAGAATTATATTTAGAAGACCATCCTGAACTTGCGGCAAGAGAGGCTCAATTACAGATGCAATTTCGTAGAGGAGATATTTCTGAAGCTCAATATAATACTTTTATGAGTACAGCTGAATTGAATAATCAGCTACCACCCGCCTATGTTAGTGGGACAGATGGCGCTAATAATTATGCACCAGGTTCTAACCCTTTTATGGAAAATAATTTTATTCCAGAAGAAGAATTAAATGACCCCGCTTCAGAATTAACAAAAGAAGATAAAATTTATTTAGCAATGAAATGGGGCAGAACTTATCAACCTGGTGAATGGGTAGAATTAGAAACAAAATATAATGAAATGATGAACTCATTTGATATTCAAGATTCTGATACTATTGGTACTTTAATTTTAACTTGTAAAACGTATTTAAAAATGAATCAGGCTCTTGATTGCGGAGATGTTGATGGTTTTCAAAAATTATCTAGGGTTTATGATACTTTAAGAAAATCCGCAAAATTTACAGCCGCTCAAAATAAAGAACAAAAGAATGACTTTGTTGATTGTATTGGCGAGATGGTTGCCTATTGTGAAAAAAATGGCGGAGAAATTCCTAGATACGAAATTAAAGTTCCAAATGATATAGTTGATAAAGTTATTGCTGACTTAAAGGAGTATAATAGGTCTTTAATCTATGAAGATAAAGCATTAGCTCAACAGATAGAAAACTATATTAAGAATAGAGAAAATGCGGAAAGTATGAAGAAAGATAGAGAAGAAGCAAAGAAACAAGGATTGTCAGAAGTAGAATTACAAGATGAACACTATAAAGAGTATTATGATGATATAGCAGAACAAAAAGAGGCTGATGCGAAAGTCTATACAGAGGAGGATAACTAATATGAGTTTACAAAGTTTATTAGATTTATCCGATTCAAGAGGTTTAAAAAAGCAGGGCTTATCAGAAGAAAGATTAAAAGCTCAATTGCCTCATTTAAGAAATTTAGTTTCTTTTTATAGAGAATATCCTGACTATTTGATAGATTTTATGAAAGGTCCAGATAGTACCTTTAATTTCTATTTTTATCAAAGAGTATTTTTAAGAATAGTTATGCGACACAGATATGTATATGCTACATTCCCGCGTGCTTATTCTAAATCATTCTTATCTATGATGGTATTAATGTTAAGATGCATTCTTTATCCTAATTCACATTTATTTGTTACTACTGGTGGTAAAGAGCAGGCGGCAAGTATTACAATTGCGAAAATAGAAGAAATTTGTAAATTAATTCCTTCATTAAATAATGAGATTGATTGGACAAGAGGAGCATCAAAAAAATCTAAAGATGATGTAAAATATATTTTCAAAAATAGCTCTTCTATTGATATTTTAGCGGCAAAGCAGTCATCAAGAGGACAGCGTAGAACCGGAGGTTTAATGGAAGAATGTGTATTAATTGATGGAGATATTCTTAATGAAGTTATTATTCCTACAACAAACGTAGATAGATTATTACCAGATGGAACGAGACATAAAGAAGAAGTAATTAATAAAAGTCAAATATATATTACAACTGCTGGATGGAAAAATTCCTTTGCGTATGATAAGTTGATAGAACTTTTAATACAATCAGTAATTGAACCTGACAGAGTTATGATTATGGGTGGAACTTATGAAACACCTGTTACAGAAGGACTTCTGGATGAAGACTTTGTAGACCAGTTGAAACTTCAAGGTACATTTAAAGAAGAGTCTTTTGATAGAGAATATAGAAGTCTATGGAGCGGAGATGCAGAAAATGCATTTTATTCTTCAGAAAAATTTGATAAACACAGAGTTTTATTACAACCAGAATATGAATATAGCGGCAGAAGTTCTAAAAATGCTTATTATGTTCTTGGCGTGGACGTCGGTCGTATCGGATGTACAACTGAGGTTTGTGTATTTAAGGTGACGCCGCAACCGCAAGGAACATCATTGAAGAGTTTAGTTCATATTTATACATATGAAGCAGAACATTTTGAAGACCAGGCTATTCATATTAAAAAGTTGTATTATAAATATAAAGCAAGAGTTATTTCTATTGATGCCAACGGTTTAGGTATTGGTTTAGTTGACTTTATGGTAAAATCTCAAGTAGACCCAGAAAGTGGAGATTCTTTACCTCCTTTTGGTGTTGAGGGTGGAACTTCAGAAGATGCTGTTGAACCTTATAAAAAAATAAAAGGTGCGGATGTAGAAGAAAATGCACTTTATTTAATTAAAGCTAATGCACCAATTAACACAGAAGCATATTCTTATGCTCAAACTCAATTATCTAGTGGAAAAATTAAATTCTTAATAGATGAATCAATGGCTAAAACTAAATTAATGTCTACAAAAGTTGGACAAAATATGGATAGTGATAAGAGAAATGAATTTTTAAAGCCTTTTACTTTAACTTCTATATTGAGAGAACAAATGTTAAATTTGGTTGAAAAAAATTCAGGTGTCAATATTATATTAGAACAGTCTTCTAAGAGTATTAAGAAAGATAAGTTTTCTGCTTTTATTTATGGTTTATATTATATAAAGCAAGAAGAAGATAACAAAAGAAAAAGAAGAAAAAGACATATTAGTGATTTTATGTTTATGAATTAAAAGATTGGGTATTTTTAATTATTAGAATAAAAGTTTTTTTGAAATATATTGTGTAAAAAAGGAGGCAAAATATGCGAGCAAGTCGAGGAGAGATAAAAATAGAAGAAATTTTAAAAGAAGCTGGTTTAAATTTTAAAGAAGAATATATTTTTCCAGAATTGGTTAGTACAAATGGTAGACCTCTAAGATTTGATTTTGCTGTCTTTGATGATAATAATGATTTAGATTTTTTAATAGAATACCAAGGCGTTCAACATTATGAACCAAAAAGTAAATTTGGTGGTTTGAGCGGTTTAAGGAAACAGCAATATAATGATATGAAAAAAAGAGAGTTCTGTGCAAAGCACGGAATTACTCTTATTGCTATTCCCTATTGGGATGAAGGTCGTGTAAATTATGATTATATTATGAAGGCGGCGGGCTATTAAAATAAAAGAAAGAAAGAGGTGTCACTTTGATTAATAGACAAGAACAAATTAGAGAAAAAGGTTTTCGAATGAGTCCTATGCGAGACACCAGAGAGAAGTATAGTCCTTTTATGGACCCAAACTTTTCAAAAATTAAAGTTGGATTAAAAACATTAGATGATGCTATTGTTAATGTAGGTGATTACAAACAAATAGATGATAGACTAGCTGATAAAAAAGAAGTATTAAGAGCAATACATGAAAATGATGAAGAAACGATGAGAGATATATCAGAATTTTTCTATAAAACTAGCGGTATTTATTCTAGATTATGTAGATATATGGCTAATTTATATAGATATGATTGGCTAGTAACACCTTATATTAATTCAGAAAGCGTTAAAAGTGATAAAATATTAAGCGGTTTTAATAATGTTTTAACCTATTTAGATAATTTTGAAATAAAAAAATTTTTTGGTGACACAGCCTTAAAAGTTCTAAAATATGGTTGTTATTATGGATATTTAATTCCTCAAAAAGATAGAATGTGTATTCAAGAGCTTCCGCCTAATTATTGTCGTTCAAGATTTAGTGTTAATGGGCGTCCGGCTGTAGAATTTAATATGAAGTTTTTTGATGATACTTTTAGAGATACTACTCAAAAAATGAAAATATTAAATTTATTTCCTTCTGAATTTAAAAAAGGTTATATTTTATATAAAGAAGGAAAATTACAACCAGACTTTTTAGGAGATACTTCAGGATGGTATTTACTGGATACTAAAAATACAATTAAATTTAATATTAATGGAGACGATTTTCCTGTTTTCATTTCAGTAATTCCTGCAATCATAGACTTAAATGAAGCTCAAGGATTAGATAGAAAAAAGATGCAGCAACAATTATTAAAGATTATCATTCAAAAAATGCCTTTAGATAAGAATGGTGATTTAATATTTGATGTTGATGAAGCAAAAGAATTACATAATAACGCTGTTCAAATGTTAGGTAAAGCGATTGGTGTAGATGTATTGACAACTTTTGCTGATGTAGATGTGGCGGATTTGGCTGATAAGAATAGTTCCACTACAATAGACGAATTAGAAAAAGTTGAAAGAACAGTATTTAATGAATCTGGTACAGCTCAAAATTTATTTAATACAGACGGTAATATTGCATTAGAGAAGTCTATTTTAAATGACGAGGCTTCTTTATATAATTTAATTTTACAATTTGAATCATTTCTAAATATGATAATAGAACCTTTTAATAAGAATCCTAAGAAATTAAAATATAAAGTTCAAATTTTGACAACAACTATTTATAATTATAAAGACATGGCAAAATTATATAAAGAACAAACTCAATTAGGATATTCCAAGATGCTACCTCAGATTGCTCTTGGTCAATCACAAAGTTCTATTTTAGCTACAGCTTATTTTGAAAATGATGTATTAGAATTATTTAATGTATTTATTCCACCGTTAATGAGTTCTACTATGAACGCTGATGCTTTAAAGACAAATCAAAATGCGGCAAGCCAGAGTAATGGTAGCGAGAAAGAGGGCGCAGGCCGCAAGGAATTAGCTGATGATGAAAAATCAGAAAAAACTATAGCTAATCGTGAAAGCATGAATTAGGACAAACGTAATTAATTTCATAAAGAAGTTTTTTATAATATAATAGTCAAAATTAGAAAGGAGAAAAACAATTATGCATCAATCAGTTGCAACTATTGATTCTCCGGAATTTATAAATCTTCAGCCTTTAGATATTAATCCTTTGATGTCTAAATGTGAAATTAAAGTTTTGTATATTGGAGAGAATAGAAATCATTCTTTCATAACAAAAGATGTTGCCACAGAAATGTCTAAGACATTGCGTGGCGCTCCTATTGTTGGATATTATAAAGAAGAAAATCAGGATTTTAGAGACCATGGCGACCAGATTATTATTGATGAAAAAGGGATTCAATTTAAATGTCTTACTAAGCCATATGGTTTTGTTTCTCCAGATGCTGAAGTTTGGTTTCAAAAATTTGAAGATACAGATGATTTTGGAAACAAAATAGTTAGAGAATATTTAATGACTACAGGTTTTCTATGGACAGGACAGTTTGAAGAAGCTAAGTTAGCTATTGAGCAAGGACGTCCTCATTCTATGGAATTAGATAAAGATACCTTAGATGGTTATTGGTCAGAAAATGTTAATACAAAAATGGAATTGTTTATTGTTAATGATGCAATTTTTTCTAAATTATGTATTTTAGGTGATGATGTAGAACCTTGTTTTGAAGGTTCAAGTGTAACAGCTCCTAATGTAAGTACTAATTTCAGTAAAGTAGACGATAACTTTAAGCAAACATTATTTAGTATGATGCAAGATTTAAAATTTGCATTAGAAGGAGGAAACATGGCAAAAGTAGATGAAGAAAAAAAGGACAAAACTAATGAAACTGTAGAAAATAAAACTGATAAAACTACAGAAGAAGTTAAAGACACTGAAACAGAAAAGGATAATAAAGAAGAAGAAGATAAGAAAAAGAACTATACAAAGGAAGAAGATAAGAAAGAAGAAAAAGAAGATAATCCAACTCCTGCGGAAGATAAGAAACCTGAAGAAAAGAAGGAAGAAACAAAGACTCCAGCAGAAGAGAAGAAAGAGGAAAAAGAAGATAAAGATAAAAAAGATTATGCTTTAATGTATTCAGAATTAGAAACTAAGTATAATGATTTATCTGCAAAGTATGAAGATTTGGTTGCTTTCAAAAAGAATGTTGAAAAGCAGCAAAAAGAAGAATTAATTGGTGGATTCTATATGCTTTCAGATGAAGATAAAAAAGATGTGGTTGCTCACATTGATGAATATTCTTTAGATGATATTGAAGCAAAATTATCAGTAATTTGTGTAAGAAAAAAGGTTAATTTTGATTTAGACGATACATCTAAAAATGAAAATAAAACAGAAGAAGAAAATCCTGTTACAACATTTAATTTAGAAAATGCAGGAGATTCTGTTCCAGCTTGGATAAAAGCTATACAAAATCATAAATAAGAAAAAATCAAGGAGGAAATAGACAGATGGCAGCAACAACAATTAGTAGAGTTGGTTTTGGTCAAGTTGAACCAAATCATCTTTCAGCTCAGAGAACATCTCAGATTTATGCTCAGTTACCAGCTGATGATTCAATCAATATTCTTGAAAACGGTCAGTTTGTAAAATATGACTATGCCGCAGGAAAAGTTGATTTCGCAGGCAAGGGTGAATGGATGATGGTTTTCAATGAAGTTAAATTATATGATGATTGGAGAGAATCATATAAAGATTTCGCAATGATTAAAGAAAACTATGTTGATGGAGTAATGGTTCCAAGAGTTATAAAAACTAACGTTGGAGATATTTACACAACTAACTGTGTAGGTGGAGCAAATACTTCAGGTAAGGCAACATATGCAGGAATTGAATTAGACAAAGGCAATATTTTAAAGGTAGATACAACAGGTTACCTTGTGAAAGGCGAAGAAACTGATGAAGGTCTACTATGGCAAGTAGTAAAAGTTTACACTATGGCAGATGGACAGCCAGCTGTAAAGCTTCAGAGAATTAAATAAGGAGGATTAAAAAATGGCATTAAGTAAAAAAGATTTAATTGCATTAGGTAAAAAAGTAGCTTCTGCTAATCCTTCTGTAGCAACAGCATTTGCCTACAATGGAGAAAACTTTAGCTATGAACAACTTAATGATACATTCAGAGATGAATTATTAGAAATTTCAAGCACATACGCTTTATTTAGAGAAAATAAAAATACTATCTTCTCATTAATGGAAGAAATTATTGATGATGTATTACCTAAAAAGGTTTTAGAAGCATACGGACAATTTGCTGAAATTAAAACTTTTAAACAAGGTGATAAGCCAGTATTTGTACAGAGAATTACTTCTGCAGCAAAGAGACGTGGAAAACAGTTTGTAACAAAAGTTGGTTTAGCTGGTATTTATGAAGTATTCAAATTAGATGGAAAGACATTAGAAGTTCCTACTGAAGCTTTTGGTGGAGCAGCTCAAATCGGATTTGAAGAATTCTTAGATGGTAGAGTTAATATGGCTGATGTATTAGACATTATTATGGAAGGTCTTGATGAATCAGTTTATAGAGAAATTGCAAAGGCTTTAAAAGGTGCTGCAGATAACTTACAAGAAGCTAATCATGTAGTGCATACAGGATTTGATGAATCAGAAATGGATAAATTATTAGCAGTAGCAGATTCATATGGCCAGTCTACAATTTATTGTACTTTTGAATTTGCAGCAACTATGGTTCCTGCAGAAGGATGGGTTTCAGATGCGATGAGAGACCAAAAATGGAATAATGGTTATTTAGCTAATTATAAAGGACATAAAGTGATTGTATTACCACAATCTTTTGAAGATGAAACTAATAAGGTTAAGGTTATTGACCCAGCTTATGCTTATATTATTCCAACAGGAGCTCAAAAACCAGTTAAGGTAGCTTTTGAGGGCCAGACAATCGTTAGAGATATTGACAATGCTGATATGTCAAAAGAAGTTCAGGTATACAAGAAATTTGGTGTAGCTACATTAATTACAAATAATATTTGTGTTTATAATAATACAAAATTAAAAATTAATGAATAATTAAATAGAGGGGGATTAAAAATCCCCCTTATCTTTATAAATAAGGAGAAAAAGGAGAATTAAATTATGTTAAAAAAAGATACTTTAGTAAAAGTAATAAATAGAGGCAATGCAAGAGTTAGTTATGTTATTCCAGATAGTAATGGATTAAAAAGATTATGGCATGCTAAAGAAGCTAAAGAAATACCGATGGATGAATTAAGAAAAATTATGTGGACAACAGGCGGAGCTTACATTTTAAAAAATTATTTAATTATAGAAAATGAAGAAGCTATTAAAGAATTATTTTCAGAGGAACCAGAGCCAGAATATTATTATACAGAAGATGAAGTTAAGCAGTTATTATTAACTGGCACTAATGAACAATTATTAGATTGTTTAGATTTTGCTCCAGAAGGGGTTATTGAAACTGTGAAAAGTTTAGCTGTATCATTAAAACTAAATGATGTATCAAAAAGAGAAATTATTTTTAATAAAACAGGTTTTAATGTTACAAATGCTATTAATATAAATAAAGAATCAGAAACAGCAGAAGAAGTTGAAAAAACAGAAAGAAGAACAACTCCTATTCAGATAGAAGAAACAAAGGAAGAAAAGACAAGAAGAGTTCCTAATTATAAAGTTACTTCAATAACAAAATAAGAAAGGAGTGTATTATGGGTACTTCTTTTACAAAAATATATGATAGTTTTCTATCAAAAGTAACAGATGATATGTATATGGAAATGACTGAATTAGACACTTTTAGATTATTAGAAGATTTTTTAAAAGCGGCAATTCAGAAGTTTGAATTTCCAAGAATTAATTTAAGTAATTATGAATTAAGTTATGAAGATGTAGATAGTTATAAAGGAGTAGAAAGTAATAATGTAGAGGTTCCCGCATTTTTATATATGGGTGGAGCTTTTGATGAAGATTTAACAGAAGAAGAGATTAATATTCTTTCTACTTATATGATTGTTGAATGGTTTGGTCAGCAATTAGCAAGTGTTGAAAACACAAGAATGAAATATAGCGGAACTGATTTTAAATTTACTTCTCAAGCTAATCATATGGCAAAAATACAAACTTTGAAAAAAGATTATGAAAGAGAGGGCTTCCATTTGCAGAGACTATACAAAAGAAGAAAAGTGGATAAAAAAGGAAACATTGTTTCTACTTTTGGTGAAATTATGGAAAATTCTACAGATGGATACAAAAAGCAGCGTGTATTTAAAATATAATGCTATTATAAATAATTCCGCTATTGATGATAATTTGAAGAGAATTACAAACCAAATATATAGATTACTTCCTGTAAGAGAAGAAGGCGGCGAATGGAAAAAACCGCTTATTACTCTTATAGAAGAGTTATCAGGAATGGATAGTTTGTTAATCGACCAACATACTATTTTATTTTCTTTATTATGTAAATTGGAAGGATTACTTATTTTAGATGAAGATTTTCAATTATTTAGAAGAACAATTTTTGAAAGTTTAAATTTAGTAAGTAATTTAAGAGAACAATGTCAGGATTAGATAATTTAAAATTAAGATTAAGTTATCAAGGTGGAAATCAACAAGGTCGAATGACTCTAGATAAGTTAAGAAGTTTAAAAAAAGCTTTATTATATTCATATCAATCTGCTACTATTGAATTAGCAGATGGTAGACAATTTAGAGCGTTGATTAACCCAGATAAATTAAAACCAGATTATGATAATAAAATTTTATCAATACCTTTTAAAGACATATGTTTAAATAAAAAAAGACTTGGTAAAACTAGTGCAGGAGAAGAAGAAATAGGAATTAACTCAGGTGATATTTTTAAATGGGTGGATGATAATACATATTGGATAGTTTATCTTCCTTATCCAGAAGAAAAAGCCTATTTTAGAGCTGAATGTAGAGCTTGTCAAACTGCAGAAATAAATTTACAAGGTAAAAAATATAAAGGGTATGTTAGAGGGCCAGTTGAAACTACAATTCCTTGGAATCAAAAGAATAATATAGTTTGGAATACCCCTAATTATACTTTAGTTATGTATATACCTAAAAATGAATATACATTAGAATATTTAAAACGTTTTGCTAAATTAGAATTTGATGGAAAAATTTGGCAAGTTCAAGCGGCGAATCCATATTATGGCAAAGGTATTATAATGATTACAGTAAAAGAATATTATCAAAATAGTATGGAAAATGCGGAGGAGCCGATTAATCCGGATAAACCTGAACATGGTGCAATTTATATCGACGGTCCCGCAACCATTCAGCCTTATGATATTGTTAGTTATTCTATTGCTGGAACCACAGGTGGAGTATGGAGTGTTGATAGCCATAAAGTAAAAATTATAGAACTTGAAGATAATGTTGTTACTCTTGAAGTTACAACTGGAAAAAGTGGTTCTTTTAATTTATTATATAAAAAAGATAATGAAGAAGATATAGTATTACCAATTACGATAACTTCTTTATAAAGGAGATAAAAGGAATATGAGAAAAGATTTAATAATGAAAGATTTTCAATCATCTTTTCTTTCATGTGAAAATGATACAGAAAAAATTTTGCGTAAACTTTTTATAGAAAGCAAACCTTATTGTGATGAATTGAAAAGATTATTAGTTATAAACGCTAAAGATTGTTTAGATAATCTTGACAATGAAGTTTATAAGAAAAAAATTCAAGAAATGTCTATTGGAAAATTAATAAAAGAAGGATATATTAGAAGCGTTCCTAAAATTAAATTTCCAGAGAATGAAGAAGTAAAAGCATATATTATTATTTCATTTGATAATTTTACACCAAATGCAAACAATCCGCAATTTAGAGATTGTTTTGTTCATTTTGATATTATATGTCATACTGACTATTGGGATTTAGGTGATTATAGATTAAGACCTTTAAAAATAGCAGGATATATAGATGGAATTTTAAATAATTCTAAATTATCAGGTATAGGAACATTACAATTTTTAACTGCAAATGAGCTTATATTAAATGAACAATTATCCGGCTATACATTAGTATATGAAGCTATTCATGGTACTGATGATAAAATAGAAAATGATGAATAGTTATGGATGAATTATTATTAATATCTGGAAATGATATTCCTTTTATTCAAGCCGGTATAGTTATTCATCAGCCTTCTTTAAAAGAAATTGCTTTTATAGGAGAAGAAAACTTCTATATGGGGTGTGAATTATTAAAATTTTCTAAAGATATTTTATTAGAGCAGGACAAAATTCTTTTAGGAAATAAAACAAATTTTGAAATAATAATGTCAATAATGAATGAAAATGATAGCGATGATAAAAACCATGAAATACAGGTAGGTAAAGAGAGTATTAATATGATTTTTATGCTATTGTTTCCAAGATATGAATATACTATTCAAACAAACTCAATTGACTTTTTTCAAGAAGAGCAATTAGTAGGTTCTATTAATGAAGATAATTTTGAAGATTTTAAAGAAATATTAAATATAATATTTTGTTTAACTTTTCAACAAGAAGAAGGTCAAGAATTTAATCCTGCAAATGAGCAAGCTCGAAGAATTGCGGAAAAACTTAAAAAAGGTCGTCAAAGGGCGGCTGAAGCAAAAGGAGAACGGGTTAAAGTAAACATTTTAAGTAAATATGTTTCTATTTTAGCTGTTGGAGAGCATAAGGATATAAATACTTTATTAGAGTATACCATTTATCAAATTAGAGATGAATATGAAAGATTTTTATTGAAACAAAATTTTGATTATACTTTTAAAGCCCGATTAGCAGGAGCAAAAGATTTACAAGATGGTAAGTATTGGATGGATGATATTCATGATGATATATAAAAGATAAGACAAAAAATTAAGGAGGAAACTATACATGAGATTTGGTGTAAGAGAAATATGTGATGTTGTATTTAAAGCTAAATCAACTATTAGATTAGGTGATGCTAATTCTAAGTACGTTTTTAAGCCAGGACAACCTGTATTATATATTGATTCAGCTAAAACTTCTACAATGGAAGAAGCTGCTACAACAGTATATGCTCAGGGTGGTAAAGGTAATACAAACTTAATTGCTTGGGAAGGTGAAAAAACTTTAACATTTACTGTTGAAGATGCTCTTTTATCTCCAATAAGTTTTGCAATGTTATCAGGTGCTGGTTTATTTGGCGGTACTGCAGGAGATGGTGCTGAAAAGGTTCATGTTCATACTTCAACTGAAACAACAGTTGGTGCAAGTGGCCTTATTAATTTAGCAGATGCATTAGAAGCTGGTGATGAAGTTTGTACAACTGCTCCTATTTTCGTATTAGAAGAAGAAGGTGGAGAAGTTACAGGTAAGTCTTATACAGCAACAGCTACAAAGAATAGTGTTACAATCACTGGAGATGCTATTCCTGCTGAAGGAACTACTGTAATTGTAGATTATTATGTATTACAGAAAGGTGAAACAGTTTCAGAATTAGTAATTGATGCAGAAAACTTTGCAGGATACTACTATGTAGAAGCTAGTACATTATTTAGAAAGCAAAAGAATGGTAAAGATATGCCAGCTGAATTAACATTCCCTAATGTTAAAATTCAGTCTAACTTTACATTTACAATGGCTCCAACTGGAGACCCATCAACATTTACATTCACAATGGATGCTATGCCAGGCTATACTTATTTCAATAGAAAGAAAAAAGTATTATGTGTAATGCAGATTATTGATAGAAATGCTGCTTCAACAAGTAGACAACAGGTAATGAGTCATGCTGAAGGTGAAAAAGTTGTTGATGATGAAAAAGCTGAATTTGAAGACAGTGTAACACCCTAGCACAGACAGTACAGACACAAAAAATGAAGTAAAGACTGATTCATTAAAATCTGATACTGTTAATGATGGATTAGATGATATTAATATTGATGAAAAATCAATTTTAATAAAGTAATTCAATGAGGAGAGGTAACTCTCCTCATTTTTTTATTTCTGAGGAAAGGAGGAATTAAATATGGCAAAAGCTAATGTTCAAGTTGGAGAAGTTAAAGTTAGTGAAAAAACCATAGAAGAACAGACACAAGAGACTATAGAACGAAGTTTAGAAATATTAAAGAAAAATGGTTCAGATTTAGAGCAGTTAAGACAAAAAGTTATAAAGACTGCGGAAGATGTAAATTCAATTATGAGTGGCTATGTTTACAAAGGTATAGAAAAAATGCGTGGGCAAGTTGGAGGAAAAACAGGTATTAATAGTCAGATAAAAGCAAGAGAAGATGCTTTAAAAGAATTATCTTATACAGATAATGAAATTAAAGTTGATAATATTATTTCATCATTACAAGAACAAAAAAAAGCTATAACTGATAAAATTCAGGCAGATAGTAAAAGAAAAGTTTTATATGATTTGAGAGTGAAAGTTGTAAGATTTCAACAAGCAGTGTTAGAAATGCAAGGTTGGTCAGAAAAAATAACTTATTTATTTGAAAAAGATGACAAACCAGTTATTTATCAATTAGATTTAAGTACAAATCAAAAAATTAATAAATGGGTTTCATTAGCTTATAATACTGGAAAAAATGCATTAAGAATGACTTTGAAAGAAGTTTCTCAAAAAGATTCTTTAAAAACATTAAATAGTAATTTAAACGAAAATGAGTTAGCTACATTAAATGACACATATAAAGAAGTTATACGCCGTTTTAATCGGTCAAAAGAAGTAAAAGATAATAAGAAGCCTCCTTATCTTGTATTTTGGAAAGAAAATCAAAAATATGATTATATGTCAGTAAGTAATTTAGGAGATATTGCAGAAGGTTATCAAGTTTTTTATTTTAAAAGAGCAGCTTTAACTGCAACAGCTGAAGAATCTAGAATTAAACAATTTATGATAGATGGTGTTGGAACGGTTGACCAATCTTTAGGTTTGTATGGTAGTGATATAGAATTAGATAATGGTTCAGCTTATGCTTCAAAATCAAATAGTGCTGATTTATTTGGTTTTCCAAAAGTTAAAGATTTAGTAGATAAAGTGCTAACAGAAGGAAAAAGCATGAATGGAAAACAAATGTTAGAAATGATTGCGAGAGAAAGAATGACAACTGGTAAATTTGCTACACAAAACAGAGGATTAAGAAATCATATAAGAAAAGAATTAGAAGATACAGTGCAAGAGGCTTTAGATAAAAATCTTAAAAAGATTCTTGCAGATTGGGGACTTTCTTGACAACTAAAAAATTTTATGATATACTAGAATTAAGAAATATAAAAGGAGATAAAAGGAATGTCAGAAACATTTATAAATTATTCAGATTTAGATTTTAAACAGGAAGATACTGATAAATATACAGTTATTACTTTTAAGGATAAAGAAATAAAAGTATTAAAATATCTTCCATCTATTGAAAAATATAACTTATTAAACACAACTTTATTACAAAGTATAGATGATACTGTTATTATTAATGAATATAAATTAGATATGTTCTTTAATATTAATTTAGCTATTGCATATACTAATATTGTTTTTTCAAAAGAAGAACAAGATATGGAATTATCAGACTTGTATGATAAATTCAAAACTAGCGGTTTGTTAGATATGATTATTGATGTGATTCCTGATGATGAATATGCGACATTATATTCATCATTAGTATCTAATAAAGAAGAATACGTAAGTGAAAGAAAGAGTGTATCTTATGGTATTGCAAATGCTATTGAACAGATAAGTAAAAAATTACCTAAACAAGAAGAAATGCAAAATTTATTACAGTCTTTAAAAGATTTTAACCCAGAAGATTATAGTAATGTAGTTGAATTTGCTAAAGCGGCAAATGGTGGAAGAGACATTACAGAATAGGACGGACAAAATAAATTAATATTATAACCCTTATTATCATACAATGATAGTAAGGGTTATATTTTTTTACATATAAATTATGAACGGAAATTAAGGAGGAAAAGGATTATGGCAGGTAGTAATAGAATTGACTTTACTATTGGTTTTAATATAGATAAAAGTGCTTTTAGTCAAATGCAGTCAGAATTTGATAAAATAACTGCGTTAAGTCAAATGCCTGGTGCCACAAAACAATTAAAAGAGGCTGGTGTTATGGCTCAGCAAGTAGGGACAATATTAAGAGAGTCTTTTAATTATGATTTTGGACAAATCAATGTTGGTAAATTCACTCAAGGATTAAATCAAGCTGGTATTTCTATGCAACAGTTAAGAACTAATTTTGCCTCAGCTGGAGCAATAGGTCAAACAAGTTTTGCTAGATTAGGTAGTAGTATTTTAAATACTAAAATTCAAATAAAAGAAAGTAATACTTTATTGGACCAGATGGCTACAACTATGACAAATACTATTAAATGGGGTATTGCATCTGGAGTTTTTAATAAAATAACTCAATCTGTAAGAGAAGCTTATACTTATGTTGAAAAATTAGATAAATCATTAAATGATATTCAGATTGTAACAAATAAATCTTCACAAGATATGCAGAATTTTGCTAAAGAAGCTAATAATGCTGCAAGAGGTTTAGGAAAAAGTACAAGAGATTACACTGAAGCATCTTTAATTTACTATCAACAGGGTTTAAATGACACTGAAACAAAAGCAAGAACAAATACAACTTTAAAAACTGCTAATGTTACAGGACAGTCTACTTCTGCTACATCAGAAGAATTAACTGCTGTATGGAATGGTTATAAGGTACAAGCAAAGGATACTGAAAAATATGTAGACAAATTGGCGGCAGTAGCTGCAACTTCCGCATCTGACTTGGAAGAATTATCAACAGCTATGTCTAAAGTAGCATCTTCAGCTGATGCAATGGGTGTAAATGTTGATAGCTTAGCTGCGCAAATTTCAACGATTATTTCTACTACTAGACAAGCGCCTGAAACAGTAGGTACTGCTTTAAAGACAATTTATGCTCGTATGGGTGATTTAGAGGCAGATGGTACAGATGAATTTGGAGTATCTCTTGGGGATATTACTTCTCAAATGCAATCTATGGGCGTTAATATCTTAGATGAAACTGGTTCAATGCGTGATATGGGAGACGTAATTGAAGAGGTTGGTCAAAAATGGCAAGGATGGTCTAGAGAACAGAAACAGGCTGCTGCAATTGCTATGGCTGGCAAAAGACAGTATAATAACTTATTTGCTCTTTTTGAAAACTGGAGTCAATATAATAAAGAATTAGAGGTTTCTAAAGATTCTATAGGTACATTACAAGTTCAACAAGATACTTATATGAAGAGTATGGTTGCTAAACAACAGCAGCTTTCAACTCAAACTGAAGCTTTCTATAGTGCTTTAATTGGAGATGGACAAGAAGTTAATAATTTAGTAGATGGATTAACAGAATTAATGACTGTTGTTACTCAATTCACAGATGGAATGGGTGGCGGTTTTAAGTCTATGATTGGTTATATGACTATTATTGCTAATTTATTTAAAAATCAAATTGGTAAAGGACTGATGACACGTTTTTCAAGAAAAGCATTAGAGAATGAAAATACTTCAATTGTAGAGGGTAAAAAACAAACTTATTTAGCTGGACAAGGATTACAAAATATTAAAGAAAATTCTGTAAGATATGATGAGGAAAATCAGCAATATAAAGGAACTAAAGTTTTTAAAAATGGTAATACAAGAGAAATTAATTTAAGTCCAGAACAAGCGGGTACGATAAAAAAATTTGAAGCTGAATCAGACATTGCTTCAAGATTAGATAAAATAAAAAGCGGATTAACTCAAGAACAATATAATGATTATATAGACCGTCAAGAAAATATAGGTAATTTAACTAGAGAGGCAACAATAAATAAGCAAGCCGCAGATTCTGCTCAGAAAAAAGCTGAAAATTTATTCTTAAATCCTAATGGAGAAAAATTTAAGGGTACTATTGGTGCCGCTAAGATAAATTCTGATATTTATATTAATGCTAAAGATGCTATGAAAAATGGCGATACAGGAGCATATAAAAAAGAATTAGAAAGAATGGATAAACTAGTTCGTAATGCTAAAGATTTAAAAGATTATGAATTAAAAACTAAAAATGTAAACCAAGAAAAAGTAAAATTATTAAAAAAAGAAGCAGGTTATTCTGAAGATACAAAACTAAGTGGACAAAAAATATATGAAACTCAATTAAAAAGAAAAAAAGCTTTAGAAGAAGAATGGAAAACAAAAGCTAATGCTTCAACCAGTGAAGAAAATTTAAAAAATGCAAAAAAAGGAACAGAACAGCAATTAAGTGCAGATGAAAAAAGTTTTTATAAAACTCAAAATATTCAAGGTTTTATTGGCGGAGTTTCTTCTTTAGCTATGACTCTTGGTAGTGTAAATAGTATATTAGATACTATTTATAATAAAGATATATCAGGTCCAGAAAAAGCGTTGCAAATCGTAACTCAATTAGGTATAATGTTACCTATGATAATATCTGGTTTAAGTGCATTAAATAAGATTACTATTGCAGGAGAGGCTGCTACTTGGGGTACGGTATTGGCAAAAGCACAAGAGATTGCTTTAACTATTACACAAAATGGACTTACAGGTGTTACTATAGTATTACAAAAAGCTTTAAATAAAGTAGTATTAGCCAATCCTTTTGTTATGTTCGCAATGGCTATAATGGGTGTTATTACTGCTCTGAGCCTTTTTAACAAATCAAACGAAGAAGCAAAAGAAAAAACCAAAGAAAATAACGAAGCAAGCATTGAATTAGCAAATACAAAGCAAGAAGAAATAGATAAAATCAATGAATTAAATACATCATATGAAGAGGCTTATAATACTTATAAAAAGACTGGAGAAGGTGTTGATAGTTTAAGAGAGAAATCTCGTGAATTAGCAAAAAGCTTTGGAACTGAAGGAGAATATTTATTAGGCTTAGTTGATAATTATGCTTTATTCAATGAAGAAGTAGAAAAATTAAGAACTAAAAAAATAAAAGAATCTTTACCTACTTTACAAACAGGTGTAGATGCTGCCGCAGAAAATACAGTAACTGAAATTCAAGATGAAGATGATTTTGATAAACAAATCAAATTAGGTAGTGTAGACGTAAACTTTTCTGACTTAAATAGTATAGATGATATATTAAAATATTATTATCAATTAAATCAATCTATTCATAACGCTCAAGAAAATGGAAGAATTGATTCGGATGAATATAAAGACGCTATTGGAATGTTTGCAAAGATAGGCGAAAAAATAGGTGAATATACTAATCAATTAGAGGCATTAGTAAATGCTCAAACTAAATTAATTATTGGAGAAATGCCTGAGGCTACTTCTGATTCTGATTATGAAAAACAGAGAAAAAGCACTATTTCTCAGATTCAAAATAGTGAAGATAAAGATATTCAAAAGTCAATTAAAAACTATAAAGAAGCCAAAAAAGGAGCAACAGACCAAGAAGCTGCAGAAGCATTATATAAAGAAAATTTATCTGCATCTGGAAATGCTCAAAATATTGCTTATGAAGAAAAATATCAAGCAAAAATAGGTCGAGGAGTAATGTTTGATAACGCATTAACTTCCGCTTATGGAGTTGATAATATAAAGGATATTGCATCTAAATCAAAAGGTAGCAAACAAAGTTATAAAAATTTAACAGTAAAAGCAGGAGGTGGAGCTTTTACCAAAAAATTATCTCTTTTTGATGAATCAGGTAAAATAAATCCATTACTTTTATTTGATTATATGCCTGACATGTATGGTAGTGATAATGGAGAATTAGATGACCTTAAAAAGAGTATGAGTAATTATGGTTATGATTATGATTCAAAAAAATCTCAATTTGTTGATAAAAAGACAGGTCAAGCTTTTGATTTAAATTCTTTCCAAGAAGCTATGGGTTATAAAAATCAAATAGATGTTAGTAAATTACCAACAGAATTAAAGAATAAAATATCAGCTAATAATTATGAACGTACCCATTTTGATGAAGATGAAATTCGTGCAATACAAGATGTATATGATAGTGCTGCAAAAGTTAATTTTGATACAGATGCTAAATTCTTCAATAAAGAAGATTATGAAAATAATAAACAAGAAGTTATTGAAAAATTATCTAAAACTGGCTTAGGTAAAGTTGGTATTGATAATATAGACAGTATTTGGGGAAGTCAAGAATTTATTAATGAACATGGAAATGATACTGTTGATGAAATGACTAAAGCAATTCTTAATGAAGTTGAAAATAATATTACTGAATTTCAACATAACTTTATTGAAAGTGCTAAACAACTTGCAGATAATTCATCATCTTTAGCATCTGGTGTTTTATCAGGTGATATAACTTCTGCAAATATTGGAGATAATGATGATTATAAAGCCTTATACGATAGTGCCGATCAACTTAGAGCTTTATACCCAGATATTGCCGCAGATGTTGATACTATTATGAATACTCAATTAACAGGCACTCAAGAATGGCTTGAATCTCTTGAAAATGTTCAAGATAAAATGGACGAAATTAAATTATCTAGCATGGAGAAAGATGTTAGTAATTTATTAGACAACGTTAAAGTTGATTTAGATTCAGATGATTTTTATGACCAGATGAATGAGATTACTGAGCAAGATTATAGTGTTATTGTTGAGATAAAATCTCAAATGGATGATGAATTTGAGACTGCATCTAAAACATTATCAAACATAACAGACCAAGCATCTAAGATTGGCGAAAAATTTATAGTAGCTCAAGAAGATATAAAAGGATTAGGCGAGGCTTTTCCGGGAATTTTAGATAAGGTTACTTATTTAAAAGATGGAACGATTAAGTTGAATAAAGAAGCTACTGCTTCTGCAATGGCTGCCGCAAAAGAACAAGCTAATGCTACAATTGATGAAGCTATTGCTGACATTCAAGCTAATCAAATAAAATTAAAAAATAAAAGAAATTATTATGCAAAAATGCTTGCTATTGTAAATGAAGCAAACGTTTCAGAAGAGGCAAGAGAAAAGGCAAAGAGCAAATTAAAAGAAACTATTGAAGAATATAATTCTAGTCTTAATAAAGAAGCAACAGATACAGAAATAGAAAATGCATTATCAGTAACAACTTCTGAAAATGATGTTAATAAACAATCTTATGAAAATTATAAAAAATTAGCAGAGGCAAAAGTTCGTGTTAGTGCAAGTATGTCTGATACTATTGCTCAAAATTGGCAGGCTGCATTAAATGGTGATACCTCTAATATTAAAAGTGATTTAAGTGATACGGGTGGTTATTCAGGAATAGACCCTACAACAACTCAGTCAGGTAAAAAAATTAATAAAGATAAAGTTACAAAATATTTAGATAATACAGAGCAATCACAACAATTAGCTGCAACTTTTGAAAAGAATATTAAAGCCATAGATGCTGCAATTAATTCAGGAAATGCAGATATTGTTTCTTTAACTGCCCAAAAGGCGGGGGCTGAATATGGCTTTAAAAATGCTGCAAAAGGAAAAGGATACTCTCCAAAAGACAAAGATGATGATAAAGATTTAGATAAATTAACAGATGAATTTGATTTATTAGAAAATATTAATAATCAATTAGAAATTCAAGAAAAATATTATGATAGAATAAATACTTTAGTAGAACATACATATGGTTTAACTAAAATACAAGGTATTAAAGAAGAAAATAAAATACTTGATTCTCAGTTAAAATTATATAAACAAAAAGATAAATTAATTCAAAAAGATATTAATAGACAAGGTAGTAAATTAGTTCATTATGGTGCCAGCTTCGGAGAAGATGGAACGGTATCAAATCATCAGCAAGTATGGGAAAAATTAAAGGCTAAAGTTAATAAGGCAGCTGCCGCAGGTAAGGAAACGACTTATGAAAAAGCTAAACAAGATTTTGAAGATTATGAAGATGCTTATGGTAAATATAATGAAGCATTACAGGAAGCCGGAGATAATTTAGCTAAGCAGCAAGAACTAATTTATCAAAAAGTTGAAAACAATGTTAAAGCTATTGAGGCTGAAGTTACTGTTAAGGTAGATACTGGAGAAGCAATTAGAAATCTTCAAGAATTTAGGGAAGCAATGGCATCTGATTCAGATTACTTTGCAAAATTACAAACTAATATTGCTAAAGGAATGAGTTATACTAAGTCAGGTGAAGTTCAGACTTATATTAATGAAGCTCAAAAGGCTCAAAAGGCTTATAATAAAATTCTTAAAGGCGGAACGGATAAAACGTATGGAACTGATTCTCAAGCAGCTATGGATGCATATAAAAATTATACACAAAAAGCAATGGAATCAGCAAAATCTATACAAGAGGCTATTAAAGAATATTATAGCACTATGAAAGAGTGGATGTCTTCATTAAAAGAAGATTTTAATGATGTACAAAATAAATTAAAGAATATCACAGAAGAAACCAAATATTATGCAGATTTATTAAATTTAATACATAGTAGCAATAAAACTGAGCAGGCCCAGTTATCAACTCAATTAGGGAATGAGTATGCAGAATCAACTAAATACTATTATGGAGAAAGAGATAAATGGGACCAAATTAGAAACGATTATCAAAAGCAAATTGATGAAGAAGAAAAAATTAGAGCAAAACAAGAAGAAAAAGTTAGAAATGCTAAAACTAAAAAGGCTAAAAAACAAGCAAAACAAGAATTACAGACAACTAAAAATAGCATTGAAGAATTAGAAGGTTTAAGAGATGAGGCAATTAAAAATTCTGAAACAGCACAAAGCAATGCTCAACAGGCCTCATTAAATTCATTAAAAGCATATCAAGACGCTTTTAAATACTCTATTGAAGCAGCTTTTCAAGATTTTGAAAATGAAATGACTGATGGAAAAGGTTTTGATTGGATGGATAAACTTTGGTCTTTAGATAAAGATTATATTAATAATTGGTATGACAATATTGAAAAAGACCTTAATTTAAAAGATTTTACTTTATCTATTGATATGGATATTGATGAAGCATCTTCTGATGCAATAAAAGAAAAATTAGCACAATTTAGAGATGAACAAGAAAAGCAATTAAAAAATCAAGCATATTTAAGTGAATATGATTTTAAATTAGCTAAAGCAAAATATAACGTTTTAAAGAAACAAATTGCTTTACAAGAGGCTCAAGATAAAAAAACATCTTTAAGATTAAGAAGAAATTCTCAAGGTAATTATACTTATCAATATGCATCAAATTCAAATGATGTTTTAAAAGCACAAAAAGAATTAAATGACGCTAATAGTGATGTATATAAATTAACTAAAGACCAAAATCAATCTGCTATAGAGAAATCTATGAGTTTAATTAAACAATTAAGTAGTGACTTAAAAGCTAAAGCGGAATCAGAAGGTCTTGAAAATGTAGATAGTTTAACTCAAGAACAAATAGAATCATGGATGCAAACACATGTTGGTGATTACTATACAGAATGGAAAATGGAATATGATGCAGCTTATGATGACCTTTTACAATCTCAGAATGATTATGCAGAAGCTGCATATACAATTGCAATGAACCAAACTAAAAAAACTGATAAAATTTGGCAAAAATTATCTGATGATGAAAAACAACGTTGGATAAAAGATAGCTTACCAAAATTAGGTACTGCATTTACTAATTATTATTCAGGAATTAATAAAAATTCTAGAGAGATGGAAGCTGTAATAAAAAATGTTTGGAAAAATTGTAATACTGCAATGTCAAATTATAAAGATGGCTTTGGTAATTTGACAACAGAAATTGGTGTTCAAATACCTGCAATGAATACTATATTAACTACTCATCAGAAAAAAGTAGAAGGAATTAAGAGTGAGTGGGATAAAGCGGTAGAAAAATATGATGCTTATAGAAAAACAATTAATAATAATGATAAAATCAAAAAATTAAAAGAAAGTTTAAATGAAGTTAAAGCTCCTATTGATGCGTTAGGTACTTCATTGCATAACGCAACTGGAAAAGTTGGAAACTTACAAACTGCTATTAACAAGTTAAAAGGTAAAAAAGTTACAGTTACAACTCATTATAAGAATAGTTACACTTTATCAGTTAATGGAAAGAAAGCTTCAGCTTCTGAATATAAGGCTGCAATTGATGCATCTCAAAAATCATTATCAAAACAAAAAAATGGTCGTGTTGATGCTGGTGATTATATTCAAGGTAAAGGCGAAGGACCTAATCCTGCGGGTGTTCCTGAATATGACAAAAAAGGTAATCCTACTGGGACATATTTAAGAACTTCTGAAGTAGATTGGGTAGTTATGCAAATTGCTCAACCTAAAAATAAGCCTCAAATAGCAAAAATTGTAAATCCTTATAATAACATGACACGTTGGTTATCATATTCAGATATAGAAAAATGGTTTGAGGGATATGACACTGGTGGTTATACCGGAAATTGGAGTTCTTCAGATGGCAAAATTGCTATGTTACATGAAAAAGAATTAGTTCTTAATAAAGAAGATACTGCAAATATGTTAAAAATTGTTGATAGTGTTAGAGAAATAAATACTCAAAGTTTAGATTTATCTTCTTTAATTGCTCAACAAATTATAGATACTTTATATAGTAATATGCAAAGTATCAAAAAAGATTTTACTCTTCAAAATCAATTATCTATGAAACAAGGCATTTCAAATGATGAAGTAACTATAGACCAAAATGTTACTATAAATGCGGACTTCCCTGGCGTATCAAACGCACAAGAAATTGAAAAAGCATTTAATTCATTAGAAAATATGGCAACTCAAAAAGCATATTCTACTAAAAGAAGATAGCGGATGGCGGCAACCCCGCCTCCGCTGGTTAAGATAAATTAATATTATTATATTAACTTTTATTTTAATCATAGAGAAAAAAGGAGAATATGTTATGAAGAGAGAGAAAGAAATTAATAATGCAATTCTAAATGCTATTGATATTTTAATTAATAGAAGATTAGAAACAAGCAATTTTAACACAACTATATATGGAGTAATAGAAGAAAACATTAAAGGTAATCAATATAAAGTTACCTATCAAGATTCTTCTATTGTTGCTTATAGTAATACAGATAAAAAATATAAACCTGGTGTTGGTGTTTATGTTTTAATCACAAATGGAGATATAAATGAAGCTAAATTTATTTTAGGTTCTACAGAACCTAATTGTTTTCTTGATTAAGGAGGTAAATATGGAAGTATTTTTAATGATTTTACAAACAATTATATCTATTGTTATACCTGTTGCTATTTCAGTATTAACATATTTTGCAAAAAAATATGTAGATGAAAAAGTTAATAACGAGCAATTAAAGAAGGCAACAGATATTATTGCTACAGCAGTTAATTCAGTTCAACAGACATATGTTGATGATTTAAAAAAGAATGGCGATTTTACTTTAGAGGCTCAAAAGAAAGCATTAGAAAAAGCTAAAAATCAAGCTTTGAATCTAATGAATGATAAAGTGACTTCCGCAATTCAAAATAACTATGGTGATATAGAAAAGTTTGTTATCACTACTATTGAAGGAATTATTGGTAAGCAAAAATAATAAATATAATAGGGATAGTTTAAGACTATCCCTATTTTTTATTGCTTGGACTAAATTGTTTTATTTTAACCAATAGAGTTTTATATAAAATAGCGAAAAGTCGAAGGAGGATATTATGTTAGAACTATTAACAACATATTCTATAGCAGAAATACTTATGTTTGTTGTTATGTTAGCTATTGCCATTAAAGAAGTTGTTACTTTTGTAGAATGGGCTGTGACAAAATTAAGACAGCTTTTTAAGAAGGGTTTTAATGAAGATAAAGAGAGAGAAAATGTATACGCAAAAATTAGAAAAGAAGATAAAAAAATAGAAGATTTAGCGGCAGAGCAAAAACATATCTGTGAGTATTTAACAATTATTGCTAATAAAGTAGATTTGTTAATTGATTCAGATAAAAATGATATAAAAACGTGGATAACAGAAAAACATCATTATTTTTGTTATGAAAAAAAATGGATTGATGATTACAGTTTGGAAGGAATAGAAAGAAGATATAAAAATTATCGAGATGAATATGGTAATTCTTATATTGGTAAATTAATGCAGGACTTAAGAGCATTGCCTAATACTCCTCCAACAGAATAATAAAAATTAAAAGAGAAAAAGGAGAAAATAATATGGCTTTTAAAATAGATATTTATCCGCCAATAGTAGATACTTATATGCCTGCTTTCCCTATTATAAATGATAAATTTAATGAAGAGAAACAAAGAGCAACTATTAGAATATATTTTGGCATTTCTGCCTATAATAGTTATGAACAAATTTCAGATTGTATTCAAGTTACAGTTAGAAATCAATATACTAATCAATCTTTATTAAAAGCAACTAATGGCATAAAAGTATTTACTAGTAAGGATAAAGATAAATTTGGAATTGATGAAACTGTTAGTGGTAATAATAAATATTATATTACATTAACTGAAGAAGACTTTATTAGTCTTGATAATAAAGATGAAAAAAAATTTACAATAAACCAATATATGAAAGCTCAAATTCGTTTTACTAAGAAGGGCGAAGCAACAAGTGCAAAAAATATTGGAACTATTGATTGGTTTAATGAACAAATAAATAACTTTTCGGAATGGTCAACTGTTTGTTTATTAAGACCTATTTCACAACCTAGTATTTATATATCAGAATTAAATCAAGAATCTTTAACTGGTGCTTTATCAAGCACTTTTTATGTTTCAAATTTAACTGACTTAAATGGTCAATTACTTTTTAAAGATGACCAAGAACAAGAAAAATTAGAGTCTTACCGTATAAGAGCTTATATTGATGATAAGGAAGAAACTTTAATTAGTGATTCTGGTATTCTTTATGCTAATGAATATACTCCTAATGTTTTTAAATATACATTTAATTATCAATTTAGTGAAGATATGGATTATAGAATTAGATTTGACTATACAACTATAACTAAATATGAAGAATCAAAAAATTTTTATATAAAGATAATTACAAGCGGCGGGAATCCGCTTAACGCAATTCTTTCAACTGAAGCTCAGGATGATTTAGGACGTATAAAAATTAATGTAAAACATAAAGAAGATAATATATCAGGATTTATTGGCGTTATAAATTTTAGAAGAACTTCTAGTGAAAGTAATTATACAGTATGGGAAGATGTACATAGAGTATATATATCAGACTGAGTTCCTTTAGATTATACTTGGTATGATTATACAACGAAGAGCGGAGTTTTTTATAGATATGGAGTTCAAAGATTTGATAATTTAGGTAGAAGAGGGGTTTTATTAAAAGAATTAGATGAAAATGATAACCCTATTTCCGCAATTAATTATCTGGATGATATTTATATAGTTAGAGATGGGAAGATGTTATGTTTAAAATATAATTCTTCTATTGATTCTCTTGCAAGAAATGTAATGGAGTCAGTTACCTCTACTCTTGGTTCAAAGTATCCTTTTATTACAAAGAATGGAATCGTAAATTATAAAAGTTTTACTTTAAATAGTTTAATATCTTTTTTTAGCGATGAATATGAACTAGTAACTATAGATGAAGAGGGTCATAATACTTTTACAAATGAAAATTTATTTACAACAAAAGATAATATGTATTTTTCTTCTGATATAGTAAAAGAGTATGATAATTTTAATAATATTAAACATATAACTTCTCAAAATAATTATATTTATGAAAGAGATTTTAGAGAAAAAGTATTAGATTTTTTACATGAAGATAATATAAAATTATTTCGTTCAACTCCTGAAGGAAATATGTTAGTTAAATTTACTGAAATTTCTATTACCCCAGAAGAACAATTGGGTAGATTAGTATATAATCTATCTGCTACTGTAACAGAAGTTTCTGATTATTCTCTTGCTAATATTGATAAATATGGAATACAATATATAGGAGACACTACACAAAATGTTGTTACAGAAGATTTTGTAGGACAGATTATAGGAACTTTTATAGGAACAACTGAAATAATAGAAGAAGTAAATAATAAACATGCTTATGAAGGAGCATCAGATACAATTAATACTTTTAAAAATTTTAATTGGCTAAAAATTAGATTTGTAAATGAAACAGACGCTCAAATTATTTACATTTCAGAAGATGGGCGATTATCTTCTATAAGCACAGATTTTGCTAATTCAAAAGAAGTAGGTAAAGGATATATTATTAACATTAATAACAAAGATATTTTTGTATCAAAAGATATTCCTTATTATGAAATAGCAGATTTTAATACTCCAGTTACTTCATTATATTTTCCTAAAATCAATCAATTATATAATGAAACACCAAAAGTCGTAATTGATTATATTGTTACAATGGAGAAAAATATTAATAGTAATCAAATTATTAATAATATTTTTGCTTATAAAGGCATAGGACAGGAAAGAAGAACATTTAGATATAACGAGCATATATTACCTATTTTAAGAAATAAATATCAAGTTAGCTCAAAAAAATTTTATATTAAGTTATTATCTATTGATAGGCTAGGAATAGAAGCGGAAGCTGGTACAGTTTTATATGTTAAAGACTCCGCAGACAACAATAATTATTATAAGCACATTGTTTGGAATAATAATAAACTTGATTTTTATGATGACCAATATGTTATTTTAGATGCTTATTTTGGAGGATTATATCTTTCAAGTAATAAAGTCCATGAAGATGAAAATATTTATAACTTTTTATCAGAAATATCTCAACCTGTTGAATATGGCATTTATAGAATTTCAACTAAATATTTAATAGGAAGTAATTTTGATAGTATAGAAGATATAAAAAATAGTATTTCTAAAGAAAATTTAGCATTATTAGATAAAAAAGGTCTTGAAAAAGGAACAGACTATCAAGATTTTATTATGACAACAGATACAGAATATGAAAATTATATATATTTGAACGATAAATTTTATTCTTATGATAAAGAAAGTCAAATTGCAAAAGTACCTATTAATGCTTATATTAATTACACTTATGAAACAGAGAAAGGAGAGTATGCAAAAAATGATAAATAATTTTTCTTACTTATCTGATTCTTTGTTTTTACATCAGTTGGATTTAGAAAAAATAAAAACAAAGATTATAAAAGTTATAGTTTTGACAAAAGAAGAAAGAGCTATTGCGGAAGTAACTGGTAGGGTTACTTCCGGTAGCATTAGTATTGATGGTAGCTCTACCGTGAGAAGAACAGCTAGTTTAGAGTTTATTGCGGATACTGTAGACTATGATAGCATGGATTTAAAACAATTATTTGTTATCAATAGAAAGGTTTCTTTACAAATAGGTATTAAAAACACTTTAAAGAAAGAATATCCGCAATATTCTGATTATGATTATATATGGTTTCCGCAAGGTATTTATGTAATGCAGTCTCCATCTTTTTCTAATAGTGAAGCTGGTTTAACAATATCAATGAATTTACAAGATAAAATGTGCTTATTAAATGGCGATTGTGGAGGCACATTCCCCGCATCTGTATATTTAGATACTTTTGATACTCTTGATAAAGCTACTGGAGCAATTATAACAGAGCAAATAACAATATATCAATTAATTACTGAATTAGTAAATCATTGGGGTGGAGAGCAATTAAGTAAAATTATTATTGATGGAGTTCCTAAAACCGCAATTATGGGAATGATGTGGAAAGAAAAAAAAGCGGCAGCTAATATTCCAATAGCGGATAAAGATAATAATAGTACAGCACAAGAGAAAAAACAAGGAATTTATTTTGCTCAAAACGATAGCCACAATGGTATTTATTATTTAGGCGATACTGTTGAAAAAATAGAAGATGCACCAACACCACCAGTTGCAGGATATAGTTTCTCCACTAATGGTTTAGGTAATTTATATTTTTCTGAAGGAGATTATATTGGTGGTTTTTATGAAGATTTAGTGTATCCTGCAGAAGATGATGAAAATGGATTAAAAGCAAATGCAGGAGATTCTATCACTTCAATTTTAGACAAAATAAAAGATACACTTGGCAATTTTGAATATTTTTATGATATAGATGGAAACTTTGTATTTAGAGAGATTCAAAATTATTTAAACACTTCAAAAGCAACGGGAGACTTAAATAAATTATTAAATTTAGAAAAAGATGCTTATTTATCTGAAATAGGTAAAAGCAATGCTACATATGTATTTAATAATCCAGATTTATTTATTTCTTATTCTAATTCTCCGAAATGGGAAAATATAAAGAATGATTTTATAGTTTGGGGAAAAGAAAAAGGCACAGATGGAACTTCTATACGTTATCATTTAGCTATTGATACAATTCCCGTAAATTGGAGTGACCATAAATATAATAATTTTGTTTATGATAAAACAAATAATAGATTATTGGTTAGTATCGATTATTCTAATTATGATAATTTTCCTAAAATAGGAGCGAATGAATTAGTTTATAGAGATATTTCAGCTAATAAATTTTATCAATGGAATCCTAAAATTAAAGATTATGTTATATTAAAAGATGCTACAATAGTAGATACTATAACACCGCCTAATTGGAGAGATGATTTATATTTAAGCGGGATTGAAGGTACCCGTTCTGGCGGAGATACTAATAATTATTTTATAGAACTAGAAGAGGCATGGCCTGCATTTTATTCTATAGAAAATAATAAATATGTAGCAAAAACAAACGTTAATATGTATAATGTTAAATATTATTTAGATATTATAGATAGCAATACAGAAGTCGCTAAATATAGTGTAAATAATATTGGAAGAAGAACTAAATCATATTCTGATAGCAAGGTTAATTGTATTTTTGAACCTGATATTCCTGATTACGTTTTAATTGAATGTAATGAAGATTATACAGTGGGAGAAGATACTCAAAAAGAAATTGATGATTATTTATTAACTGGACAAAGATATATATTGGTTCCTTCATCTATTTATAAAAATTTATCTAAAACAAGTGCTATTTGGAATAGTGCTTTTTATGCAGCTAGAGATTTATTATATCAATGTGTAAGTTTAAATGAAAGTATTGAAATAGAAAGTATTCCAATTTATTATCTTGAACCAAATATTCGCATATCTGTTTTAGATAAAAAAAGTGAGATATACGGAGATTATATAATAGAATCTTATTCAATCCCTCTAGAAGCGGAAGGCACAATGTCTATATCTTGCACTAGAGCATTGGATACTATTTAGAAAGGAGTAAAAGGAGTGGCTAAAACATATAAAATAGGACAACATTTATATCAAGGCACTAATAGCGATACTTTAGTAGATATAGATAATTATTATTCTAAACCTATTGCTTTAGAAGATTATAAAATTATTAATACCATAAGAGATAATAATGGATATTATACAGTTATTCAACTAGAAAATGGTAAGCAATTCGAAGTTGGTAAATGTTATTATCTTTATTTTGAATTAGTACCATCTGATACAGATAAAAATATATTATTAAGTTATAATTCTGAAGGAGAATTAGCTGATGATGATATTATCTTTAGAAAATTAAGTTTAGAAAGTGGGATTCAAGATAAAACTAACAATGTGAAAAAATATGAAATTATTTTTTCTCCAGAAAAAGTATGTAATCAAGTTATCTTTCAAGTTGAAACATCTAATAATTATGTTTCTCATGCTTTATCTATTGATAATTTAGAGATAAGAATAGTAAATAATTTAATAGGAAGTGTACTTGGAGATAGTACAATAACTTCAATTAGAGAGCTTACTATTGAAGGAGATGAAAATATCTTTTTTGTTTTAAATAATGAAGATATTAAAATTGGTCCTAGTAATTATTATAAAATTTATGATGATTACAATATTAGTTTTATAGGTTTTGTTTTTAATCAACAAAATACAAAAACCTCTTTTATTATGAATTATAAATATTAAGGAGGTATAAAAAATGTTACACGGTGATAATAATGGTTTCATTCAGGTTCAAGGACCTTTTAAAGCGGGTGATATCATTTTTACGGATTTAGAAAATTATAATATTAAACATTTTAGAATACAAACTTTAGCAGACCAAATTGTATATATAGCATTACCTTTAAATAAAAATGAAAGTAATGAAGTTATTTTTAAAATTGGTTCTACTGGAGTTTTAGAATTTAATAATATAAAAATAAATTATATAAAATTTAATAATAATCAATCAGATAATACTTTAGTTGATATATTATTAAATTAAAAGAGAGAAAGGAGAAAATAAATGTCAAAAATTATAGGCGTTGTAGTAAACCCCGAGTATGGGAAAGAATTAAATTATATGGTTGTTTCTTGGAATGGTGAAAGTACTAAAGACTATTCTCATATTCAATGTAAAATTATGACTAGTAGTGGAATTTATGTCAACACTGTAACAAAAGCAATAACTAGTTCAATTTCAAATCTTCCTTTATATTTACTTCAAGATGGAATAAAACCTAATACAAAATATAAATTAAAATTAACAGGAATGAAAGATAATGAGGAAGTTGCTGATAGCACAAGTGATGAAATTTCTTTTACAACTCCCGCCGATATTGGACAGGTAAATGGAACTGTGTTTAATCTCTATGATTCATCTTCGAATCCTAAAGAACAAGGTTATAGAAATAATTTTTTATTTAATGTAGGTTTTGCTTATATTTCAAATGTTTTTTTATTAGATAATCATTTAGAATATAAAATGACAGTTCAAAATAAAACTACAAAAGAAATAAAAACTATAGATGTTCAAAATGGTGTTTTTTATAGTTTATATAATATTTTTAATGGGGCAATTACTGCGGGAGAATATAAGTTTGAACTTTTTTATAGAATTAGAGTTGGAGCTAACATATATGATTCAGCTAAGCAATCTACTACATCTACATATGATGCAGATACCAGACCGTCTTTAAAGCCTCAATCTTTTTCTATTACAGTAAATGAAACATATCGACAACAATGTAATATAAAACTGGTATATGATGATGAAGTTGCTAGTAATAATTTTAATAAACTTTTAAAGGTTTATAAGGGGTCAGTATTAAAATTTACTAAAATAATATCTAATACAGATAGTTTTTTCCCCCATGATGGACAGTATAATTTAGATGGAAATAATACTTATACAGCAATAGTTGAGACTTCAAGAACCATCACAGACCCTGGTATTACTGAAACTGCTACAAGTAATCAGACTACTTTCTTTTTAAGTGAATGGCGTGCACCAGCAGCTCCAGCAGGATTGTATATAGATACAAATAAAGTATTATATTGGGGAGCTATTGAAAATGCAACTTCATATATGGTACAGATTTTAGGAAACAATTACAGTACAAAACATAATTTTTATGATTTAAAACAAACTGCATTAAAAGATTATATAGGACAGGTTAATATTACTGTAACTGCTAATAATGACGCAGGAGTAGCCACTTCAGCACCTTGTGTTTATATTAATAGGCCAGCACCTATTACTGGAATTCAAATTTCTAATTTAGATAGAGTAAATAAACAAGTTACAATTTCTTGGAATCCACAAATACAGTATTCATATACCATTATATATAGATTATATATTAATAATACATTAATAGCAGATAACTTAACAAATACAAGCTATACTTTTGATTACAATAATTATTTTAAAGATGGTAGAAGATATGTTATTGCAGTTGATTCTTTAGTTAATGGAATAGGTTCTCAGCCTGTAAGTTCTTTTACTTATACTTATAAAGAAATAGAAGTTGAAAAAGATGCTATTAAAAAAGCTAAAATTAAAATTAATGAAACTACTACAACTCCTGAATATCCTATTAGTGTAAATGCAGAAAACGTAATTGTAGAATATAATGATGGAACACATGAAAATGTACAAGTTGTTTTAGGAGATAAAGCAGAAAGAAGTTTGTATCAAGATGATAAGATTGACCTTGGAGGCAACAGTTCTAAGCAGCATGGGGTTTATAGTGCTTCAATAGGAACAGAAACACTAGCTTCTGGCAGTAATTCAATTGCGGTAGGAGATGCCGCTCATGCTGAAGGATTAAATAGTTCATCTTTTGGTAATGGAACTTATGCAGTAGCAGAAAGTTCACATACAGAAGGTCAAGGTACTAGCACTACTGAAGAGGCTAAGTATGCTCATGCAGAAGGTTGGGCAACTAAAGCTCGTGGGGTTGCAACACATGTTGAAGGATATAATAACTCTGCAATGACTGATTATTCTCACGCTGAAGGAACGGAAACTGTAACAAGTGGGATTGCATCTCATGCAGAAGGTATTCATACTGTTTCAGATGGAGAAGGTTCTCATGCAGAGGGATATTGGACAGCTGCATATGGACTACATTCTCATGCAGAAGGAGAATCAATATTAAATGCAAGCGGGACTGGCTATGCTAATATATTAAAAGCTGAAGGAAGAGCTTCTCATGCGGAAGGAAGAGCTACTATCGCTTCAGGAGATTATTCTCATGCAGAAGGTATATACAATACCGCGAGTGGAGCGGCTTCTCATGCAGAGGGTGGAGATAATACAGCGAGTGGAGAAGGTTCTCATGCAGAGGGTGGATATTCAGCTACACAAACCCTTGCTGGAAATACAGTTAGTGGAGCTAGTTCTCATGTAGGTGGCGTTTATAGTGATGTTTCGAGCAGTTACTCATTTGCTCATGGATGTGGTTTAAAAACAATAGGTAATATAGCTCAAGCAGCCTTTGGAGAATACAATTATCCATATGGTTCAGCTTTATTTTGTGTAGGAAATGGTAAATCTAATACTGATAGAAAAAATGCATTTTTAATCACTAGCGATGGGACATTTTATTTAAATGGTTTATCAATGACTGTAGAGGACCAAAAATTTAATAAATTACAAAAATGGACTTCTAGTGGTTTAACATCTCAAGATAAGGTAAGCTGGGACCATATTGACCCAGGCCGTTATCATGTTGAGCATAGAAAAATTGAAAATTGGCTAGAAGCTTATTTATTTAAAGCAAAGGTTTCTATTCCTGCTGAAGTTAATCATATTCATCAAATGAATTTAAAATTAGGTTGGAAAGATAATTATACATATATTAGCACTGAGCAATTTATTCGATATGGAAATGAATTAGAAGGATACTTTTTCTCTTCTGCTCCAGAAGGAGCTGTTCCATCTATATTTGGAAGTTCCCCAACGGCAGCTGTTGTTCAAATAGAAATTGTTTATTCTTTATAAAAATAGAGAGTTCTTAAAAAGAACTCTCTATTTTTTTATGCAAATTTTTCTTTCTTATATTTTAAAACATCTAAAATCTTATCGCATATAATAAAATCCTTATCTCTTTTTTTATTTTTTACATTATATGCCAAATTTTAAGATTTTAATAAATTTTAATTAAAATTTAGGACATTTTAATAAATTCATCTTTAGCAAAAATTTATATACTAATGACAACGAAGGATATAAATAAATTTTTAAAAGAAAGGAGCAAGAAAGTATGAATTATTATCCAAATTATAATCCCAACTATTATAATCCAAGTTATTCTTATAATATACCTTATAATCAAAATATGCAACCACAGCAAACTCAAACACAAACATTAAATGGTAAAATTGTCGATAGTAAGGATATTGTAAAGGTTACTGATGTACCTATAGGAAGTTATGGGATTTTTCCAAAAGCAGATTTAAGTGAAATCTATATCAAATCTTGGAATAATAATGGGACTACAAATATCATAACTTTTAAGCCAGATACTAGCCAACCTATGGCAGAGCAAAATCCTATTGACGTTATTCTTGAGCGTATAAATCAGTTAGAAAATAAAATAGATAATGTTATTAAAATTCCAGAAACAACACCACAAGAAGTAACACCAATAGTTGAACAACCTAAAAAGGAGGTAAGTGCAAATGCCTACTAATATGATGCAAATTATTTCTTTAATGAAAAATGGCGGGAATCCTCAACAAATGGTATTAAGTATGTTGGAACAACAAATAGAAAATAATCCATTCGCCGCAAATTTATTACAGCTTGCAAAAGGAAATAAAAGTGGCGAAATTGAACAGATTGCTCGTAATTTAGCAAAAGAAAAAGGAATAGATTTTGATACTGAATTTAACAATTTCAAGAAAACTCTTGGATTGTAAATAATAAATAATTTTATAAGGAGGAAACAGAAATGTTTAATAATGGAACAACAGGATACAGCTTATCAGATATTGCAGCTGCAACTGGAGACAGAAATGATGATAACTTTGGCGGAAATGGTGCTTGGTGGATTATCATTTTATTCTTGTTCGCATTTTGCGGATGGGGCGGAAATGGCTTCGGATATGGCCGCAATGGTGCAGGTGCTGTAGAAGGTGCTATTACTAGAGCTGATTTATGTCAGGATATGAACTTTGGTCAGCTTGAAAATGGAGTAAGAGGTATTCAGAGTGGCTTATGTGATG